ATCAACACACTAGGCACATACGCCTATACGGGTGGAACAAAACGAAAAATCATTAAGGCTACAGCAGTGGTGACCGAATGATAGCAGGATTCCTCTATGGGGTGATTGCATCGGCAATCCTATACATTGTTATAGAGTCTATTTCTAAATACATTAAATACAACAAACTGTATCTCTGGATGGAAGAAAAGAACATTGATCCTGAAACAGTAACTGACGAACAGTTTAAAAATTACTTCATCATGTGGCAACTGTCAGAACTACCCGGAGTAGAAGTCATACCAATCACTGATGAAGATAAATCAGATCTCATGTAATACATTGTGATACAATAACTCACTGCTCCGGTGGTGAAATGGTAGACACGACAGACTTAAAATCTGTTACCGCAAGGTGTACGGGTTCGAGTCCCGTCTGGAGCACCTGTCTGCGTAGCTCAGCGGATAGAGCAATTGCCTTCTAAGCAATTGGCCACAGGTTCAAGTCCTGTCGTAGACACTTGGTTATAGGAGAATAAAATGGTTGTAAAGAAATCGTCGTTACATAAACTTATGGTGTCTTTTATTACTAAGTTAGTAGATACTGCAAAGGAAAACGGAGCAGATAGTAACTGGGATGTTATTACTCCTACAGTAAACGATAAGAAGGTTTGTTTTAATGCATATATTAAGCTTGGTGAAGCCGGATATATCATTGAATTAAATATGGATGGCGTTAATGGCAAAACAATGCGCATTAGTAAGGTGTTAATGCACGACCAGTCAGAAATAGCTGCGTTATTTATTGATCATTTTGTTGATGATGTGGAAATGTGGATCAATAGAGAGATGGGTATCTCTGAATAATGGCAGCAACCTTAAAACATATCCAACCAGATGCAGAAGAGTTTATGATTCACCTTGCACGTGTATCATCTAATGACGAAGATAATCCTGAATACAAGAAACTGTTACGCTACTGTATGAGAGAAGGCCATTGGTCTGTGTTTGAAATGGTTGATGTGGTGATGGAAATCTATACATCTAGGGCTATTTCAGCACAGATGTTACGACACAGAAGCTTTCATTTTCAAGAGTTTAGCCAGAGATATGCAAACCCTAGTAAGATCGAATTAGACCTTCCATCTATGCGTAAAAAGGGAAGCACTAATAGGCAAAGTAGCGTTTTATTTGAGGATAAAGAAACACAACTTGAAATGGACAATAAGGCTCTTGCTCCTATTCTTGTGGCTATACGTGCTTATGATGATCTAGTAAAAAGCGGTGTAGCACTAGAGTCGGCTCGCATGGTATTGCCTATGTGCGTTGGCACAAGGCTGTATATGAAGGGGACTGTGCGCGACTGGATGCATTACTGCCGAGTGAGGTTAAGCTCGCATACGCAGTCAGAGCATTGGGATGTTGCCATGGATTGTTGGAATGTATTACGTAAAGTGTTGCCTGTTACTACGGCAGCCTTTGAAGAGTATTGGATTGATAAGGATAAAGAGTTAAATGATTAATCAGTGCACTATTGTTGGTCGGCTTGTGGCAGATCCAGAAACACGCCAGACCCAGATGGGTAAAGCAATCTGTAGCATTCGTGTTGCAGTTGATCGTAAGGGCAGAGAAAAGGAAACAGACTTCTTTAGCTGTACTGCATTTGGTCAACAGGCAGACGCTCTTGCAGAATATGCACAAAAGGGTCGCCTCATTGGTATTGTTGGAAAGATTCAACTTGACCAATACACTAACAAGGAAGGCGTGAAGCAACAGTCAGTAAAAATCATGATTGATAACTGGCAACTACTAGATTCACGTAAGGAATCTGATGGCGCTCCACCTAATCCAAAGCCAGCAGGTGCACTAAAAATGGATGACATTGATGATCCTTTTGCATAGAATGAAGACCCGCATATAGCGGGTTTTTTTATGTATAATGACTTAAGGTGAAATAAAATGGGTGTTACTAAAAGATATCAAGATCCATCTGGCGGATTAAATGCTGCTGGACGTGCGCATTACAAACGTACAACAGGAGCTAATCTTAAACCACCTGCTCCTAATCCGACAACGAAGTCTGACGCTGGTCGCAAGGCTTCTTTTTGTGCCCGTATGGGTGGCATGAAAAAGAAGTTAACATCTGCTAAAACTGCAAATGATCCAAGTAGCCGTATCAATAAATCCTTGAGAGCGTGGAACTGTAAATGAGAAAAGCATCTATGGCCCAAATGATGGGCATGAAGAAGTCTACACAGAAGATGGAAGCAAAGGAATATAGCAAAAAGGGCTTACCCGCAAAAGCTATGATGAAGCACGAAAAAGGTGAATACGGCAAGGGTAAAAAATGCTCATGTGGAATGAGTCCTTGTAGGTGTAAGTAGCCAAAGCCTTATTTGCCAATAAGAATAACGGCAAATAAAACTGGTCAATGACCATAAATGGAGGACAGTAAAATGCCACAGGATCCTAGCAAGGGTAAAAAAGCAGCACCATCGCCTAAAGGCTCTAATAAGCCAATGGCAGCACGGCAACCAAGGCCGACAGAGATTACAGCTAAAACGCAGGATTACGTACCTGATAAATATACTCCACCAAAGAAAGACAAGTTTAGTTATACTCGTCAACAAACAGGTGAAAAAACAGTTAAATCTCCGGGCAATGGACCAAATTTATCTTCTAGCACTAGTCGCCGGATGCAGTTTGAAGGCGGACTAGGTGCAGAATATGTTGGTCTTGCACGTGCAAATGCAGCAAGGGTTAATAAAGAAACACCCAACTCGGTCGTTAGTGCAGAATATCGTGCACAAATGACAAAAGATTTAGCAGCAAATAAAAGGCAAGCAACAACTGGTGCTGATAGACGTGCAAGCCAAGACAATACACAACGTCTTGCAAATCAAGCAAATGTGATGCGAGCACGTATGGATCAGCGAAAACCAGCTGGTGCTACGATGGATTTAAAAGATACTCGTGGTCGAACGCAAACTAAAAAAAGCGGACCTCCACCAAGAACTCCATCTACTTCTGGCGCAGTCACTAGACGTCCTCCATCCGGTGGTGGTAGTGGATCTGGCGGTGGTAGCGGAGCTGGTGGCGGTTCTCGTCGTGGACGCGGTATAGCTGGAGCAGCCGTTGCAGCAGCAGGCGTTGTTGGCGCCATGGCTGGCCGAATGAGCAAGCGTGGCGATGAAGTTGCGGCATATAATAAGGGCAAGGCCGATGGACGTACGTTTACTCCATCTGGCATGAGATCATCTGGGCAAAATGTTGCTCAGCCATCAAATACTCGTCCCGGTGTGCGAGACAACATGTATGCAAGTAATAATCTGCGTAAGATTATGATGAAAGGCAAGTAAATAATATGGCCTCCCTTAGATCATTGTTAATTCCAGATAATGAAGACCCAGCAAAGAAGGCAGTGGAAACTCCTCCGATGCCGGGTTCTATGGGAGGGCAACCTGCCCCAGTTGGCGCACCCATGCCAGCACCAGTAGGAGCGCCTCAACAGCCTCCTGCTGGTGTACAAGTTAAACGTAAAGTAACAGCGCCTCCTAGTGGAGCACCGACATTACCAAAGCCAGCTAATCAATCAAGCACAGATACTGTTAGACAAAAATTAGCTGAAATTTTAAGTCCAGTTGGAACAAAGGAAGCTGACCGAGTAAATCCAGACAATGCTGCGCTCGCTCAAGATATTGAACGCAGAGGCATGGAATCATTACCGGGTTCAGGCAGTGCAGATATAAATACGCCAGTAACATCTAATCCACAAAAGGAGAAGATGGACGCATTAGGCAAGACTTATCCTGAACTTCAATATAAACCATCTTCTGTTATTAATGACCCAACACTTGTTGATAATCAACGATCAAAAAAACTTGCCTCGCAGTTCAAGATGCTTTTACAGACAGGTCGCACCGCAGCATCTGTCTTAAAAGACTTACCAGATTTACCGGGTGGATTGCAGTCATCTAAGTTAGCTAAAGACGCTTTATCTGGACCACAGCCACGTACTGAAGGCGGGATGCTTGCAGAAGGCGCAGATCCTTTAGCTGGGGTTACGGAGAGAGTAAACCAACAAGATATTTTTAGTGATGCTGTGCGAAGAGCACGAGCAATTGTTGGAGATCCAAAAGCAAAGCAAGGACAAAAAGATTCTGCTGTTCAATCCATTATTGGTATGTCTGCCTATCTTAATGGCGATATTGATGATGTAGGTGTATTTACATCAGCTCATCAACAACTTGATGCTGCTGGTATTCCTACAAGCCGTCCAGATAATGGCGGAGTGTTAGCCAGTGCGTTAAAAGATATACCTATTTACAAAAAGTTCTTCTCTAATGCTTCTGAAAAAGCTGTGTTAACTGAGACAGAATTAACAAGTACATTTAATACAGCAGCCAGAGTAATCGCTGGTAAATGGTTATCTGGTGAAATCACTAAATTAACTGACCTTGCAACAAAGGGTGTTTACACTGGAGAAGGCCCTGAATCTGGTAAGGGGCTTAGGGTAGGTGCACAAAAGCAAGCAATGTTAGTAAAGCGATTGCTTGGTGGATTTAAAAAAGAATCTGATGTTGGTGAAAAGATTCAAATCGCAGGAGACAATCCATTTAATACATATATCACCCGTCGCATTACAGCAGCTTTCCGTGGAAGTAAAGGCATTGATAAAGAAAATGCTAAGAGATTAGCAGGTATGGCTGGCGCGAGTGACACAGCAGCAAAACAAATAGCAGACATGTTTGGCATTAATAGAGAACTTGCTAATTTAACTACATTTGATTATCGTGGCAGAGAGCAAGAATTTGCAGATGCTACTGATAGGGCAAATATATATTTAGACAATAATGAGGATGACAAGGCCGCAAAAGAACTTGCTCCATTTATGAATAAGGTCCAAAAGCGAGTCTATTTTCCGGGTGTTGATATTGAAGTTTATGGATCTACGCCAAATCAATTTGGTATTGATACTGCTGAAAACGTTGCTGCGCGTGGTGTTGGCGATACATCATCTAGACGAGCTGCTATGGAAACTAATATTAGCAACATGCAAACAGCTCTCACAAAAGATAAGAAGCGTGAATTAACGTATGCTCCTGATCCTGAAAACATATTACTAGGTGTTGGTAGAGGATTCGGTATCGACACGACAACTACTGTATTTGGTAAAAGAGACTTTGATCGAGATCTAGCATTAAAGAATTTTGATCCAGATGTAGCAATGGAAGATCTTGATCAGTTACTGCGTGTAACCGTTGATGAAAACGGTGTTGCTTACGGAGATAAGCTCCATGACAACACGATGAACTCAATGCGCGGACTCATTTCAAAAATTGATGACAGGCTTAAAACAACTGGGAAAGAAGATCCTGAATACAAGAGCCTTAATGAATTTAAGACATTCTTGACTGAAAAATTAGATGACACGTCTGAAATGTTAGATCGAAGTAATTCATCTGGCGCAGGTCGTAACTCATCGCCATTTTTTGAAAGAGCTGGCGCAGGTGATGAAGCTGATTTCACAAGACCAAAACAAGTAACTGGAAAGCAGCGACTTGCTCAAGGCTTTGACATTATTGATGCATGGGTCAACAAAAAAGGAATCAACGCTCCAAACTATTTTGGTGGCGTAGATTTAGCTAATTCGCAAGTAGGTCGAAGTACCGTTTCTGCTGCAACGCAGACATCAGTTAAGATTAATCCAGTTAGTAGTTACGGAGAATTTATTAAAGAAGCTCCAGCTGTTGACGTGGTCATTGATAAAAATGGTAATGCTGTTGTTCCGGTCTATCAAAAACGAAAATCAGTTGGCAATTTAGAGGTTGAGTTCGAACAGGCTACAGATCCAAAAACTGGTAAGCCTATGACAATGACTGTCACGATTCCACAAAGTCAACGTGAGCAGTATGGCGTTGGCACACGCACTAGCTCTTTACTTGCAGCTGGACTATCTGGCGATAGATATGGAATCCCCGGTGGATACATTGCTCAACAAGCTAGGCAAATGCATTCATTGATCGTAAGCTCCCTTGCTGAAGGCGCACCTGATTATGCAGGTAGACGAAAGTATATTGCTAATTTAATGGGTCCTACTACGGATCCAGACTCTATTGCTGGTATGTCCGATATACAGTTTGCCGGTTTTCTCGGCAGAATGAATAGAGATCAAGGAAAGCGGCTTCTTGCATTCGCAGAAGCAGTTGATGCACAAGGCACAATAACTGGAGATATGAGGGCATCTAGTTCTTACAATGCTACAAGCACACGTGGTAAGTCTCGTGGAATAGATGATCGAGTAGTAGCCAAAATCAGTAGAAATGACATTGCAACAAAAGCATCTGAAGATGTAGCAGATGCTACTAGGTCATTACTACGTGTATCACAAACCGTAGATAGAAATGCAGATCCAAACGCATCACCTGAAGACAACGCAAAACGTGTACAAGAAATTATTACTTCTGAAGCAAGTAAGATACCGGATCACATTCGCGCTGAATTTATTGACTCAGCCAACAGATTAACTAGGGACATACAGGCTGGAGATTACTCTGGCACTGGTATTGATGAAATTAAAAATCGTTATGCAGATACGTTACGTGGTTCCTCGTTAACATTCTGGGAACGCAATTCAGATTCTGTGCCAACTAAAGTAGTTTCAGATGGTCAGATATTAATATCACCGGGCAAGGGTCGCGGTGACGACATTAGAATCGCTCGTGAACGAGCAGGTGAGTCAGTTAGTCAAACAATTGAAAGTCTCGTTGATCCAGACAACGCAGAACGCGCAGCCGCATTTGTAGATAGTTTAGATGCAGTTTCAAAGGATAGAGTAAAACTAGCCTTAAAGCAATTAAAAACTACAATAATTGATTCTGATCAAGACGTACAGCTAAAGGCTGTATTACGTGATGAATTAAATGGAATGATAAAGCGGGGAATTAAAATTGACCCCGTAGCAATGACTGTAGATGTTCCTGATTATTTAAAGCCCTCAAGAACAAAGATGTCAGAGGCGCAACTAGCTGATGAGGCTAGAGAAGCTGTCAGTGGAATTAAGAAGCCTCCTACACTAGGGGAACTAGATCCTAAAGCACAATATGTTCTTGATCAAAAGAAAGCATATTTTAAACTACAAAGAGTAATCACAACTGGTTGGGCAATTGCACAGACGACTGGAAACCCAGAAGATTATCAAAAGTTTTTACGTGCACAAGCAAGTAATATTCCGCAAGATGTGCTTAATAAGGTTGTTGCTTTAAATTCAGATCTTGTTAAAAGTCTTGGAGGAGACGATAAGGCATGGAGTAGTTTAGGTATTGGCTATGACACCGAAACAAAAACAGTTACTGGTTTAAATGACCCTAGATTCTTAACTGCGTTTGAACGTCAATGGAAAAAACTAGAGCCATCTATTGCTGCAAATATGCCAGCAATTAAACGTGAAAGTACAGCAAGTAACCCTATTGATCTGGAAGAATCTGGACTTAAAACATTACAAGAAGCTAGGGAGTTACAGGCTGCAGTTGATAGAAATAGACGTACGCCAGAACAAAAACGTACAGATCAAAGACGTGCTGCAGCAGAAAAACCACCACGACAAAAATCAACTACAGTTACAACTGCATCAGTTCCAGAAGGTTCAGCGCCAGATACTAAGCAGACGTCTAATCGACGTACATATTCTTTTGAAAGTCCATTGCTTAAAGATGCAATGTTGACATTTACTGCTCCAACCCCTGCGATTGCAAAAGATATTGAATTTGTTTTAAAACAAGCAAAATCTGTATCACAACTTGAAAAATTAGCAGAAGCTAAAGGTGTTACTGTTGATAGAGGATTTAAGGCAAAACGGCAAGCTGCTGATAAAATCACTGCCGAAAAACTTGCTGCTGAAAAAGCTGCGCAAGATCAAGCTGACGCAATTAAAGAACGTCAAGACAGGACACTTGCTGGCGCAAGAGCCGGTGCAAAACAATCACCTGCAAGTAAAGCTGCTACAACACAACGTGCTCCAGTAAATACTGCAAGAACTACACCGGTTCCACAACCACCAAAACAACGGCCACAGGGAATGCAATCAACTGCTCCTATACAAAGGCGACCGCCTAGTGATACTTCACAAGGAACAATAATACGAACTGCTAGAAGAGGTCGTGGATTGCTTAGTGCAGCAAATCAGGCAATAGGTTTTGGTAGAGGATTTGCAGCTAAATTAGGTGGAGTATTTGGAGGATCAAAAAATGCCACAACAAAACCAAAAAAATAAGCCATCTGCGCAACGTGGATTAAACGTTGGTGAAGATCTGCTAAGTTACTTAATGCTCGCCAACCAAGGTAAACAAGTTGTTGATACTGGATTTGGCATTGGCACAAAAGTAAAAGATGCAAAAGCATTAAAAACTGGTGGTTCAGCAGCAGTTAGGCAAAGACGTGAACCTTCTAAATTAACAAAAGTTCGTCAAGTAGCAACCGCTGGTACTAAGGTAGATCCACGTCTAAGAAATAGACTTATTGCGGATTTACCAACCCAGTTAGATTACGCACATCAAACATATCAAGCGTTTAATCCTAAAGACATGGGTTATGGATATCAAGAAGGTAAAGATACTCCTGATGACACAACAGATGATTTTTTTGGAGAAGAAGGTCGAGACTATACATATAATCAATTACTTGCAATTGCATTAAAAAATGGATTAAACGTTGGCACTGATATCGGTATTGATCTAGCTGGCAATAAACTTACTGGTCTAAAGGGAGGCCTTGGCCCAAGTAAATTAATGGGACCAACTGCACGTAAACAAACAGCAAAAATAGTTGGAAGCGATATGGCTCCCGCTCTTCAAATGAGTAAGGACTATGCTTTCCAAAACACTGTTGAACCTATGATTGATAAAGCAGTACAACGCTACGGATTAGGTTCCTCACTAGCCCATGGCACCTCTAAAGCATTAGGTGACTTTGACACTTTATTTGGAACTAATGTACGTGGCGCAGCAAAACAAAAAGTTGACAGTGCGTTTGACTTTATGGGTGGCGCGTCAAAGTTTGAAAGCAACTACCCTATCTCTAGGCCAAGACGTGGTGGAAAAGGTGAACTTGATCCTCAATATGGTGATCTTGCTCGCATCATGGAATTGTTGCAAGGTGGTCAAACGCCAGCGCAACAACAATTTATGACTGACTTACAAACTAAATACAAAACTAATGATGATAAAGTATTACAGCCAGTTAAAGCTGCAGCTAGTAATGCTAGACAAAATGCAGTTGCTAGTAAAACATCAATGCTTGGTAACTTGGTAGGAAAAATAGTACAACACTTTGGACAATAATCATGTTCGCGAGTTTGCTAATGGTGCAAAGATTAAACTTTGTTCTTCATTAAAACATGACGGTTCTAAATGCATGAACGTCGCAATGAAAGACAGAGACCATTGCAAGCATCACGGTGGGACATCATTAATTGGTCCGGATAGTCCTGCTTTTAAAACGGGTCTGTGGTCAAAACAAAGAAGACGATTTTCAAAGGTCGCCCCTACTTTGCTTACTAGAATTGACGAACTTAGAGATGACCCAGATCTATTTAGCCTTAAAGATGACGCAGCCTATTTAACTGCGTTGATGGATATCCGAGCTGAATCAGCCAGCCACGGCGTGAATTATCAACACTACCAAGATATTCAAGCAGTGTTTAATCAAATGGCTAGGGCTAAACGCACAGGGGATCAAGAAACATTCGAAGAGTTGTTTAAAGATCTTGGTGACAAGATATCTAATGGAGTTGATTTATATCAAGCAAGCAATGATGTAATCGCGTTAATTGAAAAACGTACTGACATTGTAGAGGCTGAACAGAAGATGTTACACACAAAAGCATACACACTGGAAGTAGATCAGGCTTACAGTTTAGTTATGCAAGTTATTGGCATTGTAAAAGCTAACGTAAGACATCACGATGAAATGGTAAACATCAATACTGGTATTGGAAAACTATTAAAGCAGTATCAAGACGATCCTGACATTATTGACGCAGAGGTTGTTGACAATGAAGAGTAGTGTAAATACTCGATTAACACCAAGGTCGTTAAAAAAGTTTGTCCGTCCAGATAAGCCGTTGCAAATTGCGCTGTTGGAAGCAATGAAAATGGAATTGTCTGAGGCTGTTGAACATGGTGATTTTGACAGTGGTAAAGCGTCCCCGCTACAAGGGCATGAGCTTGAGTATGAATCTTGGTTAAGGACTTACGCACCACATGCCGCTAGTAGTGAGTTAGCAGAACACCATCATCGCGCATGGAAGTGGGCTGAATCATTGCAGCAAGGCACTAGCCCTAAAGCATTAATTGAGTGTTGGTTTCGTGGAGGTGGTAAATCAACCACCATGGAATTAATTGTAAGTAGACTTGCAGTTAAAGCTACACGAAGGTTTGCCGTATACGTTTGTGCAACGCAAGATGCAGCGGATAGACACGTTAGTGATATTGCTACAGCAATGGAGCGATGTGGCATCGAGAGAGCTATCAACAAGTATGGTTTCTCACGCGGATGGAATGCTAGTAAATTACGTACAGCAAATGGATTTAACGTACTTGCTTTTGGACTTGACACTGGTGCTCGTGGCGTAAAGTTAGATCACTTACGCCCAGATATGATTATTCTTGACGACATCGATGCGCTTGACGATTCTGTCAATGGTGTTGAAAAAAAGATTAAAACAATCACTCAAACAATTCTTCCAGCCAAAAGCACTGACTGCGCAATTGTATTTGTGCAGAACAGAATTCATGCAAACAGTGTTATGTCCCATGTGCTAAGTGGTGAGTTAGATATGTTGCAAGATAGGATTCAAAGCCCTATCGTTCCAGCAATTGAAAATTTGCAGTACACGGCGTTTGAACGTGACGATGGACGTGTAGGCTACAAGATTGATTCAGGTACGCCTACGTGGTCACACAAGTCCGTAGAGGTATGTCAAGCCGAGATCGACACGTATGGCCTGCTAGCGTTCTTGCGTGAATGTCAACACGAGGTTGGTGTCGGTGGATTATTCTTTAATGACTTCAAGGAATATGATTCTACTGGTAAGCCTTGGCATGTGATTGATCACATCGAAGTGCAACCTTGGTGGAGAATATGGGGTAGCCATGACTTTGGTACTGGTGCTCCAGCGTGTTTTATTTTGTACGCAAGTGATGAACGAGAAAATGTTTATGTCATCGGTGAGGTGTATGAAGCTGGATTAGTCAGTTCAGACCAAGCAAAGAAGGTATTGCAGTTCCTGCAGACGCGTGGATATGCATCACCGAAAGACAAAACTAAAGAAGGTGGTCAATGGAACACCAAGCTAGAAGCTGTAGCATTCGACTGGGCAAACACGTTTCCTCCTATGAATGCAGCTGAACGCATTGGTGAATATCCAGTTGAAGTTTGGTGGGAAATGAACATACCTGCGGTACGTGCAGTAAAAGATAGAAAAGCTGGATGGCGCAGAGTTAAAGAATGGGTTGCGGCTAGTGAATATGTTGAAGGTAATTTAAGGCCAAAATTACAGATTGTAAGAGGAGCTGCCCCTAACTTGATCAAGCAGTTATCTAATACAATGGCTAATCCAAGAGATCCAGAGGATATTGACAATGGGACAAAGAATGACCACGCTATTGATAGTTTCCGTTACGGTGTTATGTGGCGTGAGTATCCTGTTCGCTGCCCAGAAACGGAAGAGACAGACAGAGTGGGAAAGAAGTATGTACCCACATGGATGAAAAATAAGCGAGATGGAGAAACAAAATGGATTTAACCGCATGTGTATTATTGGTAATGTGTTTGACTCAGTTAGTAATGACTGCATTTATTGGCAAGTTAGCCGTTATCATGAATGATATTAAAGATGAAAAGATTTTAGTAACTAAGATTGAAGCATCTGGCAAATGGGTTTAGGAGACTAAAATGGAAGATCAACTTCAATCAATGGTTCGTAATTCGTTATTGAATACTAAACAACAAAAGATGTCCATGTTTCAAAGGAAAGAAGCTACTGGAACTGTTGGCAGTTTTGATACTGGAAACATTACTAAAGATAACAAAGACAATCTAAATATTGATGTTGAAACCAAAGATTGGAAAGTAGAACCAAAAGAACAAGCAGATCAAGCCAAGAAGTTAATTACGTTTGTCAAAACGCAATTTGATTTGTCATATCGCAATAGACAAGAGATGGAACTTGAATGGGCAATGGCTACTGCTTTTTTTGAGGGACGGCAATGGTTTCGAATTGAAAGTCAATCAAGGAATCTAGTATCTCTTCAAAATGACAAAGAGCCTAATAGATATATGACTGTCAATAAGATGCGTCCTCTTATTGACGGTGTTGTTGGAAAACTTACACAGTGCGCTCCTGATTCATCGTCTGTGCCAGTGAGTGACAATCCTGTTGATAGAGCAGCATCAGATGAAGCTAACTACTTAATTAGCCATTACAACAGAAAGTTTGATAGAGAGACGCAAACAAAAGAACGTGTTAGATGGGCTTGTGTTTGTGGAACATCTTACTTAAAGATTTTCTGGGACAGCAACAGAGAGCAGATTGTTCCTCAAATGGACCCTACTGGCACTGAAGTAGTTGGTCATACCAAGATGAATGTTGGTGATGTCGTAGAACAAATCCTTCCAGCATTTGATGTGTTTCTTGATCCATCTGCAAAGCGTGACGATGATGTCCGCTGGCTTATCCATGCAATGGTCAAGCCGTTATCTTGGTTTGTAGATTCGTATGGTGAAGCAGGTAAGGCAGTACAGCCTGATGCTGGCGTTGGTCAGAATGCAGGATTTGTAGATGCATATCTGTCAGGTGCTGGTGGGATTGGCCGTGGATACACACCGAAGTCTTCTGCTGTAACAAATGATTATGACGCAAAGAAGATGGCGGCTATTGTTTATGAGTACTGGGAAAAACCATCAAAGCTCTATCCAAAAGGGCGATATATCGTTAGCACAAATAGTGCGTTGTTGTATGCCGGTATTTGGCCATATGAAAAACGTGATTCTTTTCCATTTATTCCACTGCGATGGCAACCCCGTGCGGGTACTCCATATGGATGTAGTCTTGGGTTTGAATTAACCAGTCTACAGTCTACGTATAACCGTGTGTACTCCAGACTGCTCGAACAGTTTGAAGGCCAGAAGGACTATGTGCTTGTTGAAAACTTAAGTGGTGTTGGAGCTGACGCTTACGACAACATGTCAGATGAGATTGACGACAAGAATAGAATCTATAGACGTATCAACTACAAGAGAGGTAGTCATCCACCTACTATACAAAGAGCACCGGGTGTTGGCTCAGACCTATTTCCTTTCCTGCAATTTATTGAGCGTGACATGATGGATGTCGCTGGGTTACATGATGTTTCGCAGGGTCAGGCTAGTGCTGGAACACCGGCTGAATCCGTTAGGTTATTACAGCGATCCGATAACACGCAGCACTCATATGTTCGCGCAGATATTGAAACGTCATCTGCAAAGATTAAAGAATGGGAAGTATCTCTTGTTGAGCAATTTGGCATCTTGCCATTTGTTGGAAACATGCAGGGCAACATGCTTCCACTTGATCAAATCAGACAAGGCATCATGCGTTTTGATGCATTGAGAGCTGGTGGAAAGCACCGTATTGTTTACGTGCCCGGATCATCTATGGAAGATAGCCCTGATCAGAAGCTACAGAAACTTGCTGCACTCAGACAGATGGGTGTCCTTGGAGATCCAATGGATCCTGAAACAAACAGACTATTTGTCGAGCTTACTAGCATGCCTAACGCAAGCAAGATCTATGAGCATTTAGAGAAGCAAGCTGTGAAGCAACAACAAATGCAAGAACAGCAAATGATGATGGCACAGCAACAGGCTGCAGCACAGCAGCAACCAAAAGAAGAGTTTAATCCTGAAGTCGAGCAGATAAAGGCTCAGATTGAAATTGGAAAGAAAACTGCTGAAATCCAAGCTAAGTTACAGGCAGACATTACTCTGGCTACAACTAAGGCTGGACTTGAAGCTCAGGCGAATGAAGATTTCGCTATGGCAGATCTTGGCAAGCAACGATTGATGCAAGCCATGCAACCAGAACCTACACAGGCTGGCGTTGAAAAAGGAATAGAGGGTAATATATAAATGTCCGAAGAGATGGTGACACGAACCACTGACTCACCAGCAGTGGCAACGGGCGGTATGGCTGGAGCATTGATGGATTCTATTCGGGAGGTCGCCCCTTCCGATGCAAGTGACAATGGGGCGTTAAACAGTTACACGGATTCAGATCAAAACTCTAGTAATGAAACATATGATGATTTATTTTCAGGCGAAGATATTGAATCAAAGGTAAGGCAGAAGTTACTCGATACTGTTGGTAATAATCAACAGCCGGGAAACGTGCCTTATGAACGCTTCAGAGAAGTAAACGATGAAGCAAAGGAACTGCGTAAAGCACAGGACTCTTATAATAAGTGGGCTGATGTTATTAAGCAGTTTGAAGCGAATGGTTTCCAGTCGGCAGCGGACCTTCAAAAGGCGCGTCAGGAACAGGAACTAGCTCAAACAGAGCAAAATATTCGCAATAAGTGGCAGGATCAAGTTGAGACTGCTTATGTAGACCCGTCTATTGCTGAAGCTAGAGCAGAAGCGGAAATTAGTTCTATGCGGTATGACCGCGTGATGGGTGAGATGAATAACTACATGCTCACACAGCAACGCGCAGCTGCATTTGAATCATTCCCTTATGCACGTAGAGCTGAAGACGTGGTTGATAAGTTAATTCAATCTGGTGTTTCGCCAGTAGATGCAGCACAAGCCGTGCATCAACAAGTAGCTGGACTCGTGGAATCATTAGTACCTGAATTGGTAAGCATGCTTGACCAGAGGCGATCAGCTCCTACTCCTATTGACACCGGCTATTCTGCACAACCCGTCGTTCAACAACCATCTCAATCTCGGAGACCATCTTTAAGTGGTTTAAGTAGATTGCTTGGAATTGGTAATTAATAAAGGACAATTACTATGGCTATCGATTTCACAGGTGCCCTTACACTTGCCGATCAAGCGATTCTCTCTAACGATCCACTCGTTAAGGAAATCACTAAGTCTTTGCACCAGACTTGGAACGCGATCAAGGATATTCCGTTTTACACTTCTCCGCAGTTAAGCCAGAAGGGTGTGCGCTACACGAATGAAGCAGGAACAATTCCTACTCCAACGTGGTCCGCTATCAACTCTGAGCCTAATGCAGTCAAGGGCAAGCCAAAGTCTTACGAAGAGCAGATGTACCTCATCCGCAACAAGATTACTATTGACAAGCGATTGCTTGATCAGCAGAACACAATTGTTGATCCGGTAGAAGCTCAGGTCAAGATTTTTATGGAAGGCTTTGCGTACGACTTTAATGACAAGTTCATTAATAACGACCCAACTTCCGCAGCTTCTGGCAACTCGCCAGACTGTTTCCCCGGATTAAAGTACCGTCTTGAGCATGCTGCTGATTACGATATTCCATCTGACTGTTTGCTGGCTCCTGCCAATACTGTAGCAACTTTAAACACTACTACGTATGACATGCCAAAGGCCAACGGAGTAATCTCTGCTATTCAGGAATTGTTTGACAACATGAATACGCCTGATGGCGATGGCGTTGTCTTATACATGAATGAAGAAACCAAACGTCGTATTGAATTTTTAATCCGTGCGCTTGGAGCTGGTACTGGTTTTGCAACAGATGTTGACGCGTTTGACCGTACAGTCGATAAGTACAAGGGTGCTACTATTCGTACAGTAGGACGTAAGATCAACGGGACAACTCCAGTCATTACTTCCATTACAAACGCTCAAGATATTTATGCTGTTCGTTACGGAACTGGATATGTACAGGGTTGGCAGTCTGGTCCATTTAAGCCAGAGTATCTTGGCAAGTCTCCTGAAAATGGAATCATGCACAACATCCTGTTTGACTGGGGTATGGGACTCTGGATGCCTAATACGCGGTCTATTGGTAGATTACGTTTGGCTACTAACTAAGGAGAAATTACAATGAGAGACGCTAAACTTACATTCTCGTATCCAGCTGTTGGCGGTGGAACAAACCAACTTAATATTCCAACTGCATCTGCAGGTGGTGTTGTTGCAATGAACTTCACTAGTACAGCAACTGCGGCCATTGCTATTTCCGCTGAATTAAATTATGGCGGACTAGTTACAAATGGTGTTACTGGTTCAGTTATGGATGCCAATGCTGATGGATCAGTAACGGCTGCAGATTACGTTCGAGGTCAAGTTATTCGACCTTTGTATGTACTATTTGCTGCAAATTATACTGGACTTACAGCAGCCGATACGATCACTATTGAACTTCACGGTTCTGACACAAGTGGATTTACACCGGCGACTGGTACGCTATTGTCAACATTTGTGCACACAGCTGCAGCCGCAGCAGGAGATGAAATGGCCGTTTTAAACTTGCAATCATATGCTAAGTTCTTAAAACTAAAAATTACATTCTCTGCAATTCGCTCATCGGCAACGTTTACCGTTACTAGGATGCATGTTCAAAATAGCCGAGAAGGTGTAATCTAATTATGAATCTAGGTCAAATTAAACGTAACGTTAAAATGCTAGGTAGAAACTACTTTGGCACTGAAGCTGACCGTGATCCATTTGGCCTAGACTATTTAATTATTGAAACGGCCAATCAGATAGCTCGTCAAACGGACTGTCTGGTTGGTCGTCGGTTTTTAGATTTAACTTTAAATGTTAATGACTACTGCGCTCCAGACATTTATAAAATCAAGTTAATTAAAATTAAAAACACAACTGACGAGTATGAAGATACTCGCTTATTCAATTTTGACAACCAGTATATTACTCGCTGGTTAAATGAACCCAGCGCTCAACGTCCAGACATCGTTGTTGCACGTGGTATGAATTCAATTAGTGTTTACCCTGCAACCAACGTCACTGTCCCTAATGGTCTGTTAATTGAAGGCTATGCTCAACCCGGAGACATCTGGGAATATGATTCTGCTGGGACTGCGTTACCTAATACTGATACTACTACTTGCCCTTTACCAGAAGTAGCACATGACTGCCTTGTATACGGAGTATTGCAAGCAAGAGCAATGCAAATGTTAGACATGAATGGAATGCAAGTATTTAAAGCTGAATATCTAGATCGTCTCTCTATGGTGGAGAATTTTGCATCAGTATATATGCGGAGGGCACGGTAATGGCTGTTGGCTTTACTACACTGCGACTAGAAACGCTTAGGCTTTTGAACGAAGTAAATGACACTGTAGTTGGTGAAGTTGCAACTGGCGTTGGTGGTGCTGCTACTTCAGATACAGATGATGCAATACTGCTGTATTTAAATGAAGCAGCAGCAGATATGTGCAGGACGTGTGTTTACTTTCCTGTAAGCGTTAATGTTACTGGTCATACTGGCAGAATATATTCACACGCACAAGGGTTGCTTGTAAGTCCAATCGACATTAAATTATCAGCTGCCACCGCACCTTTGATTCACTGTGGTGAAAATGAACTGCGGTCATATGATTCAGGCTATTTATCCGCAACTGGAACTCCATCTTACTGGTATAAAATTGGCACTACAGCTATAGGTTTGTATTCCGCACCTACTACATCTACATCATTTACAATTGCTGGTTCAGGATTAGAGACTCCTATCCTTGAAGGATCCGGTACTTATTCTTTTGTAAGCGATGATTTATTACTGCAAGCACTTCCTGCTTATGCTGCACAGAAAATTGCATTGAAAAACTATGATGACCCAGCATTAGTTGGTCGAGCATTCTGGAAAGATTGGTACGATCAAGTACGAATGCAATTATGGACTAGAATGGATATGTCACTAAAAGGTCCCAATGGTCTCTTTAGTATTCCTCCGGTTGCATCGGCAAGTAAATGAAAATAGCTTACGGCAGATTAGTCTTAATCATATTAGCTGCATTTATGGCAAGTGCTGCTCCTGAATTTGACGCCTCTTGGAAGGCACAGCATATTGCCGATAATGCAACATTTGGTACGGTGACTCGCGCTCTATTTTTATCTGGCATTGAAGGCCTACGTGCTGGTATACCTGCAATGGTTACTGCGTTGATTGCATTCTTTATGAGACAAGACAGTAGCTTGCCTGTGTTTTCGACACGATTACCGGAGGTTACCAAGATCAGTGAAACGACGAGGGACTTCAATGGATAGAGATCAGCTGATTGCAGGAGCCATTGGTGCAGTTGCTGGCACTGACTGGTGGGACAAAACCAAAGTGAAAAACTTTTGGCATGGTCTAGCCGGTGTAGTTGTCGGCACGATATCTGCTGTTTATCTCACACCACTTATTGCTAAACAATTCCAATGGACAACGCCTGAACAGGTAGTAGGTGTCGCATTTGCTGTTGGAACACTAGGACTACGATCAGTTCAATTGGTAAATGCAATGGCTGAAAAAATTGTAAAGAAGTTAGGTGAATAACATGTCTTGGCTAAGCAAATTTGTAAAGAAGATCGCTAACGTCCCTGAAGTGAAAGTGCCTTTTGGTGAAGCTTTGGTATTGCGTCAGATTGCTGACAACCTAGACTTTATGAGTACATCAGATCTTGAGATGCTACGTGATCTTACGTTGGTTGCCATTGCAAACAGGAAGGTGAAGAAGTGAACCTCCAGAATTTTAAAATTGAAAAAGTCCCAGCTCCGTCTACTGACTGGCTGATTTTTGGTGACATTGAAGATGACGACGGTACTTTATTAGGCACTTTTGGTGTAGATGGAACTTCCGTCAATGTCTGGTGGGTTCAACAAGATGAACAGTTTCAACAAAGTACTGTTTATCAATTTGCGTTGGTTATGGCTCAGCAAATTGCAGCAGGAACAGCAGAATAATGCCTACTTATTATGTAAGATCTGACGGAAATGATGCTAACACTGGCTTAGGTTCAGCAACGAATTTAGCGTGGAAGACATTTCAAAAAGTACTTGGCGCAACTGGTGCTACAAGTGGAGACATAGTTTATATTGCACCGGGTCACTACAACGAAGCTGTTACTCTTGGAGGTACTGTTACTTCTGAGGTGCAAATAGTAGGAGATCCGACAGCGGCTCAGTTTAGTGGAATTCCGTCAGGGTATGTAAAACTAAGTCAATTTGCACAACCCTACAATCAAGCCAGAAATATTGTCTTTTTAATTACTGGCACGAAAAATTTTATACATTTTAAAAACATATACTTTGATGCTGCAGGAGATTCAGTAACTCCAGTTATTAATATAACTGGTTCCGATATAAAGTTTACAAACTGTGCGTTTATTAATAGTAATAAATCAACAGCAAACAATGTGAACGACATAAATATTAACAATAGTAATTCAGTTACTACGAGATGTGTATTTTTTGGTTTTCGTTCTGCTGTTTACTCTCCCCCCTCCACACATAAAAATAATATATATATTGCTACGCGTGCAGAAGGTATATATCTAGGCGGAAATGGACACATTGTTAGTAATTGCACATTTATTGCCGGTGGAACTGGAGTGTACGTTCCAAATACTGGTTCTGGTGTAAGTTTATACAACTCATTATTTATACATATGTCTACTGGATTGTTTAATGGGGGTGTTTCTACTCATGCAAACAACCGATATATAGGAAACACAACAAATATAACTAATGCTTGGACATTGACAGATGGTGGTGGCAATGTTACAACTGGAACAGTTGGAATTGATTTAGGCTACGCTTCCATAAATAATATTACGTCTGGTATGTTTTTGGGAAGTTTACAAGACAGTCAAAATATTGGTACGGGCAACACAATTGCTTCACTCCCAACTGATATCTATGGCACAACTTGGTATGGCGTAACTCCTGATGTTGGCGCAATAACTTATCGCCCTACCGTTATTGCAGGTCAATATAATCCTACAGAGCGCAACTCTGGTGCAATCACAATCGTCCCCGGCAGTACAGGACAAAGCATTGAGTTGTACCTTGGTGTAACAGGTCTTACAGCATCCACCTCTGGGTTGACGGCTACATTCAATCGTACACGCAGTAACCGCGTACCAATAACTCTTGTCAATCTAACGTATATGACTGACATCTGGGTGTCTGGCGGATTTAAAGAAGTTGACGCTTCTACGATGCCGGGTGTTTACCGTTTAGATCTTCCTGATGCTGCGGTAGCCCTAGGTGCTGATGATGTTACAGTTGTTGTAAAGGGTGCTGCAGGTACTAACGGAGCGGTGATGACTATCAAGCTGCTATCTGTCGCCAGCGACATCCTAAGCGCAGACCTCGGCAACGGTGCTAACGCTGGTACGTTGAACGAGCGTACTGTCCGTTCTGCATTGCGATCCTTGCGTAATAAAGTAGCTGTAGCAAGTGGCACAATGACCGTATACAAGGAGAACGATGCAGACACGGCATGGACTGGATCGTTGTCTAATACTTCTGACGTTACGGTAGACCCTTCATGAATCTAAATAACGTGGTTATAACTAGAGTCACTCAACCGATTCCTGACTGGAATATCAAAGCCGACATTACGGACGATGCTGGCAATGTGATTAGTACTTTTGGTATAGATGGAACATCTGTCAATGACTGGTGGAATAACCAGAGTGAAGAGTTTCAACTTGAGTATGTAGGCATCTTTATGTCGGTGATGGCTGTTCAGATTGCTGGTACTGATTAATGGCAACGTACTACGTTAAAACAACTGGTAGTAATGCATCTGCTGGTACATCTCAAGGTGCAGCTTGGCAAACGATTAATTATGCTCTTGGTGCAACGTCTGGTGTAGCCTCTGGTGACACTATCTATATAGCTGCTGGTGTCTATCGTGAGATTGTCACAGTTGGCTTTACTACATCACCAGCAACTACTAATATTATTGGTGATACAGATGGTGTTATTTTTGGTACTGCTGGTGAAGTTCGACTTACTGCATTTCTAACTAACGATGACACCGCTGGTTCTACTAGTGACACATTAAGTATGTCAGGCAAGACGTACTTGTCCTTTAAAAATATACGTGTTGAAAGTTCCACGGGTTATGCGGTTCGTGTACAAGGTTCGAGTACAAACATAACTTTCGATAAGTGTCACATGACTACTACTGGAAGTAGTGGTGCTTGCCGATTTGATATTCCTAGTGGTACTACATCAAACAGCGTTGTCAAGAACTGCATTTTAATTGGCAGGGCTAACGTGTTACAGATAGCTCCTGTTGCCTCTAGTGGTGCAATCAATGTAGGTATTACGATTACAAACTGCTTTATTATGGCTAGTACGTCATCTTGTATCTTTTTGCTGTCATCAGGAACTACTGGGATATTAAGCGGAATTACTATTACTAACTGTACTACATTTGGTGGCGCAACTGGAATACTTGTCAACACTGCTCTATATGCGGTCGGCTCTGTAACTGTACGAAACTGCTTAATTATGGGAGTTACAACGGCTATGTCAGCAAACGTAACTGACCAAATTTCGGAGGACTACAATAGATTGACGTGTTTCAGTGTCCCTCGTGTTGGATTTTCAGTAACAGGTGCAAACACAATTACAGTAGGAACATTTGGTATCGATCTCGGTGCTGGATTCTTAACGGGTTCATCTAGGCATTTGTTTGTACAGCCGTATCTAACTGGGATTGTGAATGGCGATGGTACTGCTACTGGTGCGCCTGTTAATGACATTTATTCGTATGCACGTCCTAGTCCTCCATCTGTAGGTGTGGCAGAGAACAATCCAGTAAGTGCTGGTAGTGGAGCGGCTACTGCTCCACGATATACAATTAATGCGGGGATCAACTAATGCAACAGTTTAAACAGAATGAAACAACTGCTACTTATCGACGCATATATATGTTTCTTGCAAATCCCGCAGATGGATATACTCCAGTTAATACTCTTACAGGGCCAACAGTCCGTCTGTATAAAAACGGAGTTGCTTTTTCTACTCAACCTTTTACACCTGCAACACTTGTGCATATTGAAAATGGTCACTGGTACTACGAGATGGCATCTTCATTCCTAAGTGATTTGGGTATTCTAACAGTAACCGTAGTCGACACTAGTATTCGGCCTGTTGTTCTTATGGCGCAAGTTGTTGCGTATGACCCTACTGCTTCAACGGGTATTACGGCTGCGGATGTGTGGTCATATGCAACTCGTGACTTGACGGGTTCTGTTGCTGTAGCCAGTATTGCAACTAATGCTATTACTGCGGCATCTATTACTGATGGCGTTATTGCCAGTGAAGTATGGAATGCGTTGCTTGCTTCTTACACAACAGCAAACACCTTTGGTGCAAGAACGATTAGAGCAAAATCAACATCGCCATCTAATGAAACATTTATAACAGGTTCAAATCATATTGCAGCTGATATACATGAAATGCAACCGGGCGTTATCATTGCTGCTGATTTTGCGGCAGGTGCTATTAATGCAAATGCGCTAGCTACTGACGCGGTTGAAGAAATAGCCGATGCTATACTTAAACGTAATCTTGATAGTTCTGGAAATGAAGTATCTACTACATCCAGTGGGCGGACAGTTCGTAATGCGTTGCGCATTTTACGCAACAAGGTAGATGCGTCAGGTGGCACACAAGTTAATGTGTACAATGAAGCTGATACTACAATAATTTGGTCACAGCCAATTACAACTAGCATTACTGCAGATCCAATTGTGAAGGTAGGAACATAGTCATGGCAACAACAACAGCGTTTACAAATGCAACTGAAGCAAATCTCATTAATCATTTATTGCGCGGAACAACATTTGCAGCAAGTGGTGGAGCTGCAGGTCAATTGTACTTAGCATTAATGTCAAACGTAACATCCGATGCTGCTTTGGCTGAAATCGCATCAGGCACTGGTGGTTACACAACAAATAGAATTGCTATTGGTGCAACTCCAGCACAGGTTTTTGGAGTTGGCGGAGCAAATACTGCAGCAAGCACAGCAACTCCCGGACCATTGACTAATATCCCAGTTGTTTCTTTTACTGCCACCGGAGCAATTACTATTGCAGGTATCGCTGTTTGCAATGCTCAAGCAATTAGCGCCACAGCCAGCACAGATGCATCTATTTTATTTTACGGTGATATTACAGGTGGGTCAGTGACTCTTGGAGCTGGTCAAACAATCACGTTTCCAAATAATACAGGCATTAGTATTACCCTAGACTAATGGCACTACCACTTGGCGCTGGTTATATAACAGCGATATTTATAGCCGCAAGACTTGCAGCACCACCTCCTCCCGGTGGTGACAAATCAGCAAGCCTTAGTGCTTTTGCTACTCTATCTTCAACGCCTACAATATCAGTTAGCAGTGCGCAAACAGCAAAAGCAACAGTAACGACTAACGTTACAAGAACAGCAACTAGTACGCAGTCTGCATTTGCAACAACATCATCTGTTATCAATTACAATGTGAGTGGATCTATTCTTGCAAAAGCAAGTGTAAGTTCTGTTCTAACATACATATCTTCTTCAACATTAAGTGCATTTGCAACATCAGCAGCTTCAGGTATCGTGACTGGTGGACCTATACCTCCATCTTCAGTCAGCATAACTGCAAGTGCATCTTTTACATCAAATGCTATATATGCTGATTTATGTGAATGCCCGCCTTGGCGTATTCCGCCAACATTATCTTCTAGTTGGCTGACTAATCAAGTTCAGTGTTCAGATAGTCAGGCGGATTTACCGTTTACTTTGCCAGTATTTAGATTGTATGATCTTGCAGAAGTAATATCGAGTAGTGAATATCATCGTGGCAATAGTATAAATTGCATAACATCAAACGGACAACCAGCTGATTTACCATATACTTTGCCAATATTTAGAATGTATGCAATTAGTAAATTAATAGGTAGTCGTGGATATTATCGTGATGATTCTACTACTTGTACGATGACTAGGGACGGGACACTGAGTAAACAGTTTACTCGTAAGGGGTGTTTGTAATGGCTATACGAGCAGTAAACAATCAGCAGTCATACGTACTTGGTGACATTAACTTTATAGGCATGGACACCAGAACACAGCCAAATAAGTTGAAAGATGGTTACGCGCAAAACATAGAAAACATGATGGTTGATGGCAATTCACTTGTTGTTCGCAATGGATTTAAAGGCATTTGCAACACGTTCAACGCTAATCCAGTATATGAATTGACGTCATTGAAAGGCACAAGTGGAGTAAGTAAATTAGTTTATGCTAAAAATGGCAAGTTATTTACAACCGATCCATCGGCAACACCTGCAGTAGAAACAGAAATTACAGATCAAACTACTGGCGCGTCATTTGTTTTCCCCTCACTGGGGAAAGATGTACGGATGACTCAATATGGTCGTTACATATATGGTGTGGGTGGATCTGGTTCTACATTTAGTTTGTTTAGAACCAATGGAACAATAGGCGCATCTATGCCAGTTGTTGCTGGCCCAACATCAACAAAACCAAATGCTGTTGGTATTACAAAAAATCTAAAACAATACACGTCTGGGACATATGCTGACTCTGCTGCTAACGCTACGTTTGCGTCTTCTACTCCATCTGACAATAGAGTACTTAATCCAATATTTGCTACATTTGGAACATCAACATGTGCAAACTGGAATGTTACCGCTGGTCAGCCGTCTATTGGAACCGGCAGCGGTAATGACGTTCTCTTAAAACCTATTCCTTGGACAGGCAAAAAAGGCACTGTATCTAAAGGGGCTGATGGTAGAACCAGTGGACGTTTAGTTCATATTGACCAACCACAGGACTATATTGTTCAAGATATTACAGGTCTTCCAACATACACACAAAATGGTAGTACAGCTAAAGTAAATGGACTATTTAAACTTTCTTTTTACTTAATGAATTACGATGACGCTAAACCTTTTAATGGGCAATATATTAATGTCATAGTTAAAGGATATAGCGGATCTGTTCCGGGATTAGGGAACCTTATTAATGGAGCAGTTTTTAGCGCAGTTGCAGATGCAGCACCAAAACAAACTACAGCTGACTGGATTTTATTTGAGTATGTCGTTGATTTTAGGGAGTTTGAATCTACATTAGTTTCATTACAGGTTTCGTTATCTAACGGTGGTTGGGAAAGATTTGATGATCCCGGAATATTGATTGATGGCGTTTACATGTATAGCCTTTTATCAAGCGCAAACGATAATGCTGTTACAACAGATTTAGGACTTGCTACAGTAAGTGCAGTTCAAGTTAACAGTAACATCACCGGTATGTATGGCGGATATGTACAAAATAGGCTTATTAAATTATCATTGGGTGCGGCATTTGATATGTCATCTGACAGGGCACTTGGCATACGCGCAGAATTGCATCCTAATATACGAACGAACGGATTACCGATTAGTTTAGGCGTACAGGAGTCATCTGGAGCAATTAACTGGACAGGGCAAGCCATATATAATGCGCAGAGTCGGTTCCTAGAGTTTCAATTATTTCCTATTCCTGCCACAGTCAGAGATGCTGTGACTGCGTTATATTTACGTTTTGATGAGGATATTGAGGACGTATCAAATAGTTCTGTATTGATTGGACTTGGCGATGTTGTTAGGCAAGGAGGGTTACTTCCTGATAATCAATACAAGTACATATTTACTCGATGGAAAGCAGCTCCTGCAGCATGGAGAGCAACATCAGCTTATGCGATATCAGCTCCTCCGGGTGAAGGCATTGAAACAACGTCATCAGATTTTAGCCAGCAAATTGAATCATCTGTAGCGTATAGCCGTGGTCGTATTACGTTTACTGAAACGGGATTGCGGAATAGTACAACAGATTACAACTATGATTATCTTTTAATTTATAGACGGTGTGACACTATTTTTACTGATGGCATGCCTCGGTTAATAGGAATGATTCCAATTAATCTAGGAACTGCAGGAAGTTATACTGGACAAGCTGCGCAGGTATTTGATTATGCCGCAGCGTCTCCAGCGCTTGTTGCTGCGGATGGGCTTACATTTGATGTCACATGGGCTGGCAACGTAGGCACATACACTATTTATGATGATGTAAAAGATACAGATATTCTATACAGCACAAACATTGGTAGGCAAGGAGATTTCTATCATTCAGGCAATGATCAACTTCCAACTGGATTAAGCTCAATCGCATCTCACAAGCAACGCTTGTTTGTTAGTAAAGACAATGCGCTTTACGCTTCTTGGCCATTAAATAAAGATAACGAATACGGTGTATACACTACTAATATTCCAAATGTACAAGATCCGTTTTTAGCCATTAAAGGCGCGTTAATGACTATTGGCTCACAGGATGACAAAGAGAAAATAGTCAACCTGTTGTCATATGCTGGAGATGGAGTTGTTGCTGCTGGTGGAGACACGTCAGCTGTTCTTATTGCATTTAGAGAAAACAGCATTGTGCCAATTATGGGTTTTGATCCAACATCTTTTCAAGCACAGCAGTTTGTGAGAGAACCGGGTGCTGGTTTACTTGCACCAAAAGGCATTGCATCTGTAATAGGTAAACCTCTGTATGTAACAAGTTCTGGAATTAGTACGATGGCAGGTACAACCATTGAGCCTGTCAGCCTTCCACTTGAAGGTGTTCTTAATCCAAGATCATCTGATTATGGCCCTACTGGATCTGCTTCATATATCAGCGCGGCTGCATACTCCGGAATCATATTACTGACACATGAACGCAGACTGTATGCATTCTCTCCTGTTGCTGGTGCAACTACCGCAACATCAAATTCAGTGTGCTATGTTTGGGATTCACGGACTACAGGATGGGTTAAATGGAATTTACCTATCTTCTCCTCAGTGCAAACATTTGCTACGTCTGCGGTAAGTTGTACGTCAACTAATGATGTTGCAGATATGTATATCGGTGGGAGTAATGGACAGGTATTTAGATTAGAAGGATTTGCTGACCGACCTACATACAGCGGCGCAAATAGTAACATTGCATGGAAATTACTGACTCGACAATATGGTCAGACATATGCTGAGGGAGTAGCTTACTATGGAATCAATAGACCACATCAATGCAACATACATTATTTCAGTCCAGTATCAACTACTATTACGTGGAAAGTAACGTCAAATAGAAATGCAACTGGATATAGTAAAAGCTATACAACTGCAGTAAATGAAGATAAGGCTATTGCGCTTAGACAATTACCTGTTGACTTACGTGGATCTTGGTTACAACTAGAATTAACAGGGTCTGTCCAGTCACGATTAGAAATTCATGCTGCATCTTTGCAATCGACTGAAAGCGCAGTTAGGAGAAGTTAATGCCAATAATAGGTCCTGTAATCACACCTGATAGCCTGTCATCATCGGCAAATAACAGATCCATTGGACCCGGTAAGAGTAAAGTTGTAACTCAAAATATACAGACAGCTGGTAATTTTTCACAGCCATATACACCTGCGAACTTTACCCCAATGACTATGACTGCATCTGGACAGGCTGATACTGGTCAATTAATTATTCAAACAGATGCAGCTACCGCAGCTGTAGTTATTACTTTGCCATCGGCATACTATGCTAAGGGACAATTTATCCATATAATAAAGATTGACAGTACTGCAAATCAAGTTTCACTTGCCGCATTGTCAGGAGATGTTGTTGTTAAGCCAGCAGCTAAAGCATGGCCAGTAGCACAGTATGAGACAATCACAGTTGTCGCACAGACATCAACTACAGGAACTGGTATTTGGTTTGTACTACAGTAGGAGGAACGCATTATGCCACCACAATTAGGCATTGGTCTAGCATCACAGTTTTTAGGAAACATGGCGGGTGGCGCATTTGGAAAAGTGCGTAATCCATATCAAGCAGATATTAGCAGGCAGCGTGGCGCTAATCAACAGCTTACTAACATGGCTCAAGAAAACTATTTTAAAAATAACAAGTTAGCCAATAAAGCACAAGATCAAACTGAACGACTTAGACAGAATGCAATTGAAGGGGCTATGAATCCTGACGCAACTAACAATATGCTTAGAAGCGCTGGTGCCCAGATGGGTAACATTACTGCAAACGCCGCACAAGCTCAGGGTCGCTACAATGCTCAAGGTAACGCACTTAATATGGGTGGCGGAATTACTGGCAATATGATGCAAGACAACTTCTACAATAACCCTATTAGTCAGGCTATGTCTCAAGGTGCAGTGCAATATGCTATGGGAGCCGATGATCGTAGAAATAGAGCACTTGGTTTAGCCGATCAAGGTTATCAGTCGGCATCTAATGCTGCGCGTGGATTCTTTGGTGATACAACATCAGGTATTAATAATCTTACTGGTCAATATCAAGCAGAAGGTCAAGCGGCTATGGAAAGAGACGCAGCATTACAGAACAAGAGAGACCAAATCTCTGGCATGTTTGGTAATCTTGGTGGCCAATACTTGAACCAAATGAATGCCGATAGAGACTTTAAGTCGCAAAATGCTGTACGTCAAGCTGAAGCAGATTACTACAGAAGAAGAGCGTAACAATGAAAATCAACTCCGGTGGTGTAACAGGACTATTGTCTTTTCTTGATACTCTTCAACAAGGCAAGGGTCAGCGTCAACAACAGCAACAACAATTTAGTCAAGAGAAACTGCAATCAGAGCAACGTATGTCTGAAGGTAGACGTGCGGATGCAACATATAAGCGTAGTGTTGATGCTGACCAACGTGGTATTGATCAGTACAATCGGGAGCTTCAGGAGTTTAATGCTAACGCTCCGATCAGGGATCTTACTCGTGCGCAAAGTCTTTTTGATTTAAAGGCTAAATTACCAAAAGAAAGACTTCAATTAAAAACTCAATGGATGGATTTTGAGGGCAAGCAAAAAGAACAACTTAAACCATTGATTGCTAAACTGACTGACCGTAATTTGTCGCCCGGAGCAGAAGCAATAATTAGAGGACAGATTGAGGACATTACGAGAAGCAACGCAGAAGCAAAAAAACTATTTGGTGAACATGCTCAATCGTTGAATCTTGGAGACATCTTTAGTGATTCAAAGTGGGAAGCCCCGGACTTAATGGCTTTAGGTGGTTTAAAGTCTACTGGACAGCAACAAGGCGCACCTGTTGGCCAAGGCCAAAATGTAGGCATGGATAATGCTGACATTTATAACTGGATGGATATGCAAGCTGCACCTCCAACTCAGGGTGCATCACCTGCTCCTACTGCTGGCATGAATACCGGCATGGGCACTGCTCCTACTACTGGAGTGACTCAGGGTATGGGTGTCGCTCCTGTCAATGGGATGGGCGTAAGTGGAATGGGTGGTAATACTACTACTCAACAGGCAACACCTCCACCACCACCACCAAATACACCACCAGTTATTGATGTAAATACACAACCCAAGCAGGAACCTGTAAAAATTCAATCAGTAAGTACTGCGGACATCTTGGCTGGTAAACCTTATAGTATTGCAAAAGACACATCATTGACTGCCGAAGATCGAAAAGCATTACGGACGTTAATGAAAGACAGAGGCGTTAATGATTATGAAATTGGAGCATATGATTACACGCCAGCTAAATATGATCCACAGGGTGGTGCGTATACCCGTCCAGATGGAACAGTTACGAAGGTGGGAGAATTAATACCTGCCAAAATACAATTTAATCCAATAAAGGCTACACGTCTTGCGTTGCCAATGATCATTAACGCTATTAAAGACTTTGCTACAACAAATAAAGTGTCTCCGTATGAGGCACAGATTGCACTTGGATTAGATGAGCCAAGCATACAGTTATTTGATCAATCTGGTGCAAATCGCTTAGCAACATTACTTGATGACACTACAACAGCATCTAATGTCATAAAGTCTATTTATAATCGTGCACCAGATTTATTTAACGCATCTGAAGATAGTCGTAAACGTGCAGCAACTACAGCAAGTGATTCTTTAAAAGGTGCTGAAGCACTTATGGAAGGTGTTCGCGCTGATATTAAACGTGAATTTGACAAAAAGCAAGGCGAATTAGATAGAGCTGCTAGATCAGTTGTGACTAATAGTGAAGCAGATAATGAAGTCCTTAAAGTGGCTACGGATTCCATTACTATTGCAAGAGCATCTGCAATGAAACGTCAAGCGCAATATGAAACATGGGCAAGTAAATTAGAAACTGCAACTCCTGATACAGAAGCAGCTATTTTACAAGGAGTTGGAATCATAGATGGGAAACTACCTAGTGGTATAACTACTACAGATTTAGCGCGTGGATTTCGAGTTTACGCAGGAGCTGTCGATAAAGCACGTGCTGAAAAAGATAACTTTAAATTAAAAGGAACCGTGGCGTCATTCCAAGCCATGCAAAAAGGCATGAATGAAATTACAATATCTGCAGGCAAAAAATTGAAGGCTTCTGGATTCTATCAAAAAGCACCTGAAACGTTAAAAAAGGTGCTTGACTCTATAGCAGTGAAAGTAGAATAGGTAGATTTATATGCAAGGATCAATCTTACGTTATAACCCACGTACTAATAGATACGAAAACGTTAAAGTTGAGCAACCCGCAAGCAAAGCGGTTGGGTCAAAACGTGATGAGTTATTACGTAAGAGAAAGAAACTTACCGACGCAATGCGGTCTAGGTCTTTGTCTGGACCAAGTTACACTGTTGCCGTTAAAGACATCGACAATCAAATTGCAGAAGAAAACGCAAAGGCGCGTAGAGTACGCAGTGAATTTGTCGAGCCACTTAAAAAGAAGTTAAACGAAAACAACCCTGAAGTCGTAGGCAAAGAAACTTTAAACAACATCAACTATGCTTATCGGTCAGGTTTTATTAAGCCGTCAGAATACGATGAACTAACATCTAAGTATAAATCTCTTACGCAAAACCTTTCAAACATAGAAGTTACTGACCCCGGTACTGAGCAGAAAGTACCTGCGAGTAAGTTAATGATGGGAGGTCAATTTAGAAATGACGCTTCCGTCTCTGACATTGAGGCTGAATCTGCCGATGAGAAAACAAATTTAGCAGGTGGTATAGCAAAGCAACGAGCACGTGGTGATGATACTGCTCTCAATACAATTGGCGGTACATTTGCTGCTACTGCAGGAACCCTTAGTGGATTAGCATCCTCGTTTAGGTTACGTGATAGTCGTGGTGTCGGTGCAGGTGAAGAAGAAGAGTACTCACCAATGGCTGACGCTTACGCAAAAGAACAACAACGCATTGCTAAAATAGAGGAAAAACGTGCTCGCGGTGAATACAAACCATGGGAAGACATAAGTGCGGAATCTGAGCCAAATTACTTACTTGGTTTAGGTGCTGGAGCAGAACAAGGCGCACAGCAATTTACAATGCTTGCACCACAAATTGGCAACAGAATGTTCGGAGTCAAAGACCAAGACTACGAAGAAGCCTACATGAAAAAGTTTGGTGACGTTAATGATAAAACTTATCAAGTAGGACGTCACTATGGTGAGCAGATGGCTGCTCAATCAGTATCATTAGCTGGATCTATTCCTGTAATGCAAGCCTATGGGCAGCTGGCTATGAAATTAGCCACTCCCTTTGCAAGAACCGCAGGAGCATTAAACGTTGCGCGTACTGCCGGTATGTTGACGCCTACAGCCCTTGGTGCGGCAAGCACTATTGCTGGACCTAATACAACAGCAGGACGAGCACTCGGCATTGCTGGCGATCCAATTAATACATACCTAGAGTCGTTACAGCCTGAAGAAGAAAAAGCGGCTAGAGCTGCCATTATGGCAAATGATCCATCATTAGCATGGAGTCAAACCGGCATGAGCCTAGCATTGTTTAGTGGTCAAACAGGACGTGTGTATAAAGACGCCAGACAACTATACAAGATGGTTAAAGAAGCTAATAAGACTGTCAAGGCTGGTGGTACTAGTCCATTACGTGATCTTGGAAGTAAGACTGCTGCTGAATACATGCAACTGTCTAATGAGGTTATACCGGATCTTACATTTGGCGTTACGAACTTAATACAACCTGTCGCGCAAGCCATCTCATCTAAGTTTAACAAGGATGTTCAAGCACCATCTGAAGGTGATTACATCCGGTCGCTAGCCATGGCGTTTGGTGCAATGCGTCCGTCTGGTAAGTTGAGTAACTTATTTAGATCCGAGTTTCGCGGCAAAGATATTTACGCAGGTAGTAACGCAAAAGCTTATTCTCAATTAGAAGCGCGTAATATTGTTGAGAATGGCGACACATTTATCAAGTTAGCAAATGATAGGTTTAAGTCATCTTTTGGTGGACAAGATGGAAACACTGATGATTTGAAGCGTGTTGTCAGTTATTTGCGTAAGTTAGCTGCAGAACAATTTGTGGCTGACAGACAAACACCGGGCACTGCATGGAATAGCCCATCTGCTATTTTTGCTGAAATGATGTCTGGCCGAAATGCCAATCAAGAAACTGTCGATGCTGCATTGCAATTGGTGCGAGCAAAAGGCGATGCAACTCCAGTAGAACCAACAAGCAAGTTGATGATGCTGCCAATCAATGAGTCACTTTATCCTACTACTGCGGTTGGGAAGAAGCGGCAAATTGCTGCTCTGGCTAAAGAGATAGAACCACAAATGCGTGTTTCTATGGGTGCAGATATTCCAGAAGCTCGCGATGCAACTGAGCCGACTGACCTTGAAAGCAATGCAGTACAGTCTAAAAACTTTTACGGCGTTAAGTTAAACGCAGGTGAAGGCGGCAAGCAAGAGTATTTGGTTTACAACAAGACATTTACAGATGTAATCAAAACAGAACTTTCTGATTTTGCAGACGTGCAAATTATTGATGCAAAAGATGTTTCTAGATTACGGGGCATTGGCCGCACCGACAATCTTATAAAGTTTGTTAAAGATGAACTTGATTTATCACAAGGGGCGATGTCATATAGATCACCAATGGGTATATCCGTTGTCACCGGTGTAACTAACCGGGGTGGAGTAACAGTTAAGACTAGGGTTAATGGAGAAGATATTGTGCGGACAATGTCTTACAAAGAGCTAGTTGCTGATATGCCTCGTGGCAATAACGATATAAAAGATTCAGTCAGACAGTCTATTGAGCAACTTGGGATTAGCCCTGATACAGAACTTACTGATCGAAGTTATCCAATATCCGGAGACAAGGATACATTTCCAACCGAAATTAATCTTGGCAAGGATCAAACAACTGGAGAGCAGATCAAAACTGTTGGTCGATTAATTAGTATTGAGAATCTATTAAACCCAACTGGCATTTATCAACTTCCAGATGGCTCTGTGATTACACAAGGTATTTCTAGAGGCGCAGACCAAACCGTATACGAACCTATTTCTGAACAGGATTTATTATCTGGAGCATACGCATCTAAGCTATCTATGGTTGAACAGGTTGATGCTATTGTAAATGGAGACAGCAAGTCTATTGAAATGCCTATGGACCACTTAGGCACAACAACAAAGGTTGTTTTAAACGCAGAGCAGATAACCAAACTTGGAGAAATATCTCGTTCTGAAATGAGCGATGATGCAAAAGAATTGGCTATTGCACAAGTTGTTAGTGACTACCTTGCAGACACGTCAGCCGAGACTGGATTTATTGGTCGAGTTGCTAACGGTGAGTTAGTCTATGACACCAAGGCCCGTGTTGGTGATATGGTTTACGCTCGCATTGGCGACAATATTAATCCTGAAAAAGAAGCATTGGTCGTGGATGCACGTGACGGAATGGTTACTGTTAAGTCTCTCGATGATCCAGAAGGTGCTTCATACACTCTTAGTGCAAACGATGTGGTTTTAAATGCTGCTCGTGATGATTACAAATTAGATCAAAGAGCTACTGGCTTTACACCAAGTGAAGGCACACCTGAATTACGACCATTAGTTAGAACACTTACGGATGAAGAAAATGCAGCAGCATATACAAGATGGCGCGACACACAAAAAGCATGGGAAAGAATTAAAGCTGCAACACCTGATGATATTAACGACGTCTTGCTTGATGTCCTTCTTAATGGCACTGCCCCAATTACTCAAATACAAGAAGCTCTAGTTTCTTTCTCATTACAACACGGCATCATCGACACAATGGGCGCTATTTACAATGCGCTTGATAATGTCACACGGCCTAATAGTGATGTGAACTACGGTGCAATTACTCGCGTAGCAAAGATGTTCGCAGGTGATGGGTTTGAAGTAACGCTTAATCAAATACATCAACATTTAGATTCGCTTGGGATTATGTCGGACGCTTTTGCTTCTGCTAATGCTCGTGTCCCAAATGCATACAGCCGTACTGCTAGGCCACGTGTATTTCAGATGGCACATCAAATTAATTTGCTTCTTGGAAGACCTTCTCAATCTAAGACAGATGCTGCTTTATATAGAGCTGCAGCCAAAGCACTGCGACTTAATGAAGGCGAACTTGCCGACTTAAATATGGCAAAGGTAATTAGTCTATCTAAGCTTATGCGTTCTATTTCAGGACAAGCCTTTTACCATATGTCTACACAATGGCATATTGATTCTATTGCTGGTTTAAAAGTTGAGGCCCAAGTTAGTTTAGGCAGAGCTATTTACTCTGCACGTGATGAAGCAATTCGTGTCGCGGTTAAGGATAGTAATCTTCCAGATTCATTAGTTGACTTTTGGAAAAATGAAACTAGTTACAACAAAGCAAAGAAGGATGCAAAGGAATATGTCAATGCATTTGGTGAGAAGGCCCTTGAAGAACTTCACGCTCTTGGACTAGAGTTCTTTTACTATCAGGCATCTACTGCAGATCAACGTGCTACTGTTAGACTCAATTCACTTAACCCAGAAGCATCAATTGAGTTTGCAAGAAAAGCGGCTGGATATATTGCTAAAGACTTGCAAGTTAATATCATCAGGACAGAGACTAACGCTAAATTAAAAGATGGAACATTTATGTCTTATGGGGAAGATGGAACTCCAGATGGCACAAACACATTGGCATTTTTAAATATGATTTCTTCTTCCGAGGCAAATCGGCAGATGGTTATTCAAACAATTAACAGCTCTGATGTTGACGCTGAAACAAAGGGAAAATACATTGACTCGATCAAAGACTTGTTACAGCAAGTTGATGAATTAAATCCTGCTCAAAAAATTAATTACGAAGCAACAACAGATGCCACTGGTAAGACAACTTCTATTACAGAAACAACTGGTGAAACAAAGTCTATTGAGAAAGAAATTGACGATCATGTAACGACACGATCGATGCAATTACTTGCAGACGCAATGGGTATTCCGGCTGATGAGTTAATGGCAGGTATGCGCAACACGAATGTCGAGGCAATCCATCAAGCCATTAAGCAGGTAACGAAGGATGTCGCTGGACAGAAAACAGCATTCTTAGAGTACCTGTCATCAAGGCCTGATATGGTTGCAGCTAAATTAGCTTATGCACAAGCAAAGGCAATGGATAAAGACGCTATTGGTAAAGACGAGCAATTAAAAAGTGCTGGTGCGGAAATTTCCAGAATACGCAGTGAGGTCTTCAATGATTTTGCTAATCAGCGTATGGGTTTAGTTAAAACACTTGAAAAAATTAACGACGCATTAAATGATCTAACACCTGATGACGGAACAACAACTGACATCGGTGAATTGGCATTAGTTAAAAAATTCATAAACAGGCTGGAGGTGTTAATTAACAGTGCTGTTAATTCTTATGGAGAAGCTAAGTCTTTTTATACTGAATCCGGAAAGCTTGCACGAGAAACCGTAAAAGGCAGAACCGTAGCGTCTGTGCCAACACAAGGGTTAGGGTTGATTGATGATTCAGGCACAACCTTAAATACAAATGAATTTACAAGACGTACAGTGCGGTTACAAGACACATTAGCTGATACTGAAGAACACATTGAAAATATTGACGAGCAAATTGCAAAGGCTAGACAAGAAAACAATTTGGCATTAGTCTCTAAATTGGAAGACATAAAGGCATTATTTGAATCTGGTGCATTTGAAAGTGAAGCACTCGACGAAGCTCAAGAGGAATCCGGACTACTGGGTGTTTTTAGTAAAGATGTAAATGCTTTATTGAGAGAAGCATCCGCATTTGATTTAGGTGGAATGTTTAAATCCATTTACGATGTCGATGAACAAGTGTTTAATTATTTGCAAAACATTCTGTCCACTGGTGTAACTGATTTATACAGAACTAATTCTGAATTTAAGACTCAATGGAAATCTATTTCCGTGCAAATGGCAACAACTGCCGCGACCATGGAAGGGTCTAATGCTGCTGCAAGGGCAAGAGTAGCGGAGACTGCTGAGTTTTTAACTGAACCAGTCAATGTAGATGCATCAGGCAGAATTACATTGCAAGGATTATCTGCTGACTCAAAAGAGTTAAGACCGGATGTTGCGTCACAACTAGGTGGTATTGAAGCGGATAACTCTGAATCCCCTATACGTAATATCGATGTAACAGACGAAGATGTTGTACAAATAAAGCCAGTTGAAATTGAAGAAGATCTAAAAGCATTTGTGTCGGATGCGCCTTTGCTTATACAGGATGCATTCAACATGGATGAATCTACTAATCTGCAATCTGAGAACAATCTTGGCTCTGGAACTGTATTAGTAAAAACATTTGTTGGTCACAACAGAGCTGGCGTACAAGAAATATTCGAAGGCATTTTACGCAATTCGTTCAGTGGGCGTGGATCTGAATACATTGAAACACTTGGTGGAACCGAGGTTGGGTCACATAGATCGGAAATTAAAAGCGCGATCAATGGATTAGACGTTTTAAATATGATGAAGATGGATGCAGATCCATCAAAGATTGATGTTACCGATGCAGTCAAAGGAACTATTTTAAATAACTGGATACCTAAGATCGTTCAGTACTTACCTGCTACTATGCCTCGCCAAGAACGTGTTGCTGTATCGCGTAAGTTTTTAAACGACATGTTCAGGAGTTCTGAAATCCGAAATGTTGCAGATGTTATTAACTATTTTGTAACTGAGGGTAGCAGGATTAACTTTAAGCCATCTGATGCTGTTAATTTATTAATCCCTCGTGCTGGTCATACTGATATTGATTTAACGAAACCCAGTGAGAATCATGCATACCGAATTGGTATAGCGCATGCAGTACTTGGCGATAAGTCAAGAAGTGATTCAGTCGAATTCAAAAGCGCCGTAGACAATAGACCAGCACTAATGACAACAACTGGTTCGGTCGCGTCGCGATATGGTTCCTCATCCTTGTACGTAGTTCCTGTGGATATGAATGCCGTAGACGTTAAGGTAGCTGCATTCATGCGGGACTCTTATTCCAATATAGACAAATCAGGATTACGCGAAGAAGACATTAGAGTCTTGAATAAAATCGAGGCGCTTTATGCAGAACGTGCTTCAGGATCTATACAAGGTGATTCACAAAAAGCAATTAGGTTACAAAAAGATGTCGACGCAGCTAGGTCGTTAGCAGCTGGGTTAGCAGACATGTATGACATGTTTGCTTATGGTCATGCGACACGGACTATTAATAGGGAATTGACATATGCATCAGAAGGAACTGTTGCATCTTACGCTGACATTATTAGCCGAGTTACTGGTAGTGACACGATTGTTAATGAGTTCCGCTCAATGGCAAAGAGGATGTCTGTTGGAGAGGCACTCAACAAGTTGAAGTCCGATGGAGTACTTACTGATAAACAAGTCCGATTCACTATGGTTTACCAAACAGCACGACACAAGAAGGACTTTTACCAGAATATTGCGCAGACTCACTTTACTGATTGGGCTTGGCTTAAAACAGCTGGTACTAAAATAGGTGACGTAACACCTGATGGTCAAACACTTTATGGATATATGACAAAAATTCGTAGAGACGAAGCCCTTATGAATTTAGTGGCTATTGGAAAAGGTTCGTCAAACGGATACCGCAGTGCGTTTACATTAGCCCATGAGGTTAGTCACGTGTTGATTGACAGTCTAGATCCTGTCCTTCAAACTAAGTTTATGGAGACTTTGTTTCCTGACAATATGTCTGGGACAATCATCGATCCGTTGAATAAGTCTGTGTTCACTTTAGATGATAATCCATACGCAGTAATGAGGGCACAGATTCAAGCAGTAAAGAAAGCAGTTGAAAACAACACCTTTACAACGCTGCAAGATGCATGGAAGACTGATCCTAGACTAATTAACTATTCTGACAGATGGCATACCGCTGGTCATGAAATGGGTGTTACTGGAATATTAAACTTTGCGCTGCGCAATGACTTTGTTATTTCAGACAATGATGCTGCGTCTATTGATTACGACATGATGTCTGTTATGGAACAGGTCTCTGGTCCATTAAATGCTTTTGCTCGACAGATTATGAAGAGTAATCCAACTGACTTTGTAAGTATTAATGGAGCACCAAGAACAGTCTGGATTAGTGACCTGCCTGTTATCTCATACACAACAACAACACCAGCACCAAAGGTTGGTAGTAAAAAGGCTTACAACAAAGAACGTACTACTCGTCCATTTATTAGCATGAGAAGAAACGACTTCATTAGGTTTAGCGTTACTCCACAGATGGCGCGTCAAGTTGGTGGATTGTATTTTGGTCCAGATAGTCTTGCTGGAGGAATGGTTGACCCAGCATTCAATTCAACTGCTAATCCTGCGCATATGGGTTATGGTTATCCTGTTGAATACACATCTGGAACGTACAAAAGAGATACGTTCTTACCTGTAGATGATGCACAGGGAGCAGCCATTCTTGCAGATATTAGTTCAGGTAAGTTAGAAGGATTTATAGCACCACAAGCAAGTGCCTCATCAGCCAGTAGAGATCCGGGTACTAACGCCGCAACGAACACATTCAATGGACAAGTTGTTGGGATGATTGTAAAGACTCGTTTCGAAAACTTGGCCGATGTTGAGGCTGCTGGTTTTGTCGCTGCATTTAGAACTCAAGATCCAGTCAATAGGAATAAGTACTACTGGTGGGTTAAGTCTTCTATTGAAGGTGATAACTGGTTTACTCCACGTGCTTATCAGACTGCTGGATCTGAAACGGCTGATCAACGTGGTGCAAATTATCAAACTGCTGTAACAGAAGATTATGCATACGTAGCTGAATCACCAATGGTTATTCACTACAAAGAACCTACATCAGATGGATTTACATGGAAGCAACGAAAGGTTAACGGCAAGTTTGTTCTTGGTCAAACAGCATTAGCCAATCAATCCATGCAAGCTAAAATGATGGGTAACACTGGCGGTTATGACGCTAAATTCTCTAACTTGATTTACAACATGAATAGAAAGTTTAGCTTAGCCCAATATAACTTAAGAGGTAATTTGCGATTTAGGGATCAACAGGCGCTTGAACAACAGTTGTCGTTAGGTGTAAGTAATAAGTATGCACGTAACTATTCTCTAGACCCACAACTTGATTTAGCAACAAGACTTGGCGCATACATGGGCAGTGAACAACAGCGTGTTGTTAATGCATCCGGCATTGATTATGGTGCTCGCATTTCTGCAGGTAGCCGTGTATTTAAAAACACTATGTGGAATATCATGAAGCAAAATAATGATTATTTCACAGACATTGGTTATTTGACAGAAGACGGTGAAGCATTTATTGGTCGCATTAACGACGCTCTTGTGGATGTATCTGGATTTATTTCTAATGCAGGTTTATATCGACATAACGAGAACGCTTTAAATTCAGTACGTAGACTTTCATCAGATGCACCAGTTGTATTAGTTGGTAAAGATTCGCGTGAAGCTCGTGCATTACGAGCGTTTCATCAAACATTAATTGAAACATCTCCTGATGCAGGTAATGAAGGAGCTAGCCTTCTATATGCCAAGCAAGTGTTCAAGCGCATCTATGATGTGATGAATAACTTTGATCCTACGGGTGAAAACAAAGGCATGTCACTTGAGTCAATCAGTGATATCTTGGCAACCGATTCAATCACACAGGACGCTGCGTCATACTTTGACATTGATGTTGATGGTGAATCTATAAATATCTTGTCACCTCTTAGCACAATGTTTAGTAGCGGGTTGTTGCACATAAATGACGGAAACGTTGCTGACGTTGGTGGTGAAAGACTTATTGATCAAAGTAACGAATTTGACCAAGTTTACAACGACACGATATTAAACATAAATCGCGGGTTGGATATCACGTCAAACAACCGTTTGGATCAAGGCGCTACTAGTGTGGCTGCTGGACACGTGATGAACTTACTGTTCAAGCATGTGTATTCTAAACCATCCCAACAAAAAGACTTCTTGCAAAGGCTGCAGTCTGAAGATTTAAATGTACGCGCTCGTGCATTTACAGAAGTACAAGCCGTGGCGTTGCTAAGTGATCTTCAATCAAGAGAAGTTGGCCGCGCGTTATATAACTGGCAGAACTTTAAATTGATAGGTGATTCATTTTCACAAAAGAATAATGTGATCATCCAGAATGAATCAGGCGCATCATTCCGTGTGTCCTTAAACGATAACTCAGTAGTTTCAGTGTCACGTGATCCGTTCACAGGCACGTGGGTAGACAGAGATTATCTAGCAGACAGAATGCCGTTGTATAGCACTGAAGCTCGTGACACACCACGCAAAAAAGCTAATGGTGAAGTCGTTCAAGATATAACTCAAGATCAAATGTTGAGTATATTGTCAGGTTCTGAGCGTAGTGAATTATCTACAAACAAATCTATTGTGATTGCTAGGCCAATGTCTATTACAGACTTGATTGCCAACAATGAATTAGCAGACCAAACATCTGGCCTTAGATTCTATCAAGTAGCAGCCGTTAGGCGTACACAGTCGATGGGTGACACAAAGTTTGGCGAGAAGATGGGCATTACAACTGAGTCTGGTATTTCATTTACGGCTACGGAATTATCAAATCCATACAAGTCGGTAAATGAGGACGGGTCAAATAATCAGGACATTGCCAGCCAGAACCCACGATTGTTAATTGATACTGTATTCAAGAATGACATCTTGGATTCTAAGCAACGCGATTCTGTGGGTAATAAGAAGCTTGTTCCAATGCAAGTACACATTGCAAAACTCTTGACATCTCAAGAAATAATGCGTGGTATTGAAGATGCAAGTGATTTACAGGACTGGATGGAAAAATCAAAATCGTTAACCACTATTCGTGAAGCATTCTTTGAAGCTGAAAATGGAAGTGTTTACAAAGAAGTCAATACTGCGGTAGTTAAATCTAATGAGAATAGCACTTGGATGTCTGCTGGCAACGATTCAATTGACGTTGAAGAGATTATGCCAGACAACTATAAGAAGGCAATGTATCCGGGATTTGATATACCTGAACATCTTGCTGATGATCCAATAGCGGTTAGAGCGTATAACGAATTACAAGTAACTAGATTCCTACGTGAAGTTGGAACTGTACCTTCTGAGCCAAAGAATCTTGTCATCCATAACGACGACTCGTTATCAGGGACAGTTTCTTCTGTTCAAGTTAAGGGTGATACGTTATACGTATCTATTCCATCAAGGATTTACGAAGAAACATCGGCTGCATTGTTTAGTAGCTCTATTAGTCCTAGCCCAAGTGGGCCAACGCCGACATCAAGTGTTACTAAACTTGCTCCGGGTCAAATGACTAAAACTCCTTGGTTTAAAACTAAGCGAGGGAAGGCCGTGTCAAGTGCCCTTTCTTCTGTATGGGTTGAGCTGACCAGTATTGCAAAGGCTATGGTCTTAAACTATGACTTTGGCCGTACGTTTATTCAGAACTATGCACTTACATCTATGAATCCAAAGAATGCTTTGATGCAGTTCTATGGCATTGCAGCGATGGCTCCAAACTTACCATTTGGTTCTACGGCTACAACAGGTAAAGGGTTTGCCGGTAAATTAATAGGAGCTATTGCTGGGCACCGCAAGCTTGGAGCCTTTGGGGATAAGGCATATCACAATGTTGTTCAAGGATTATTTAGCAGATATGGAACGCCGGGAAATAACATTAGGCTAGGAATACTTCCATTTGGCCCTAAGACTGAAGTCTTTGGATTTGGTAATCCGGGAAGTGGTAGAGCCTACACTATCGATGACCTTACTCAGACTGGATTGGTTACCGATTACGGCGAATGGTATTCACAGGCTACTGAATTAGCGATGTTAAATGGTACAGATATTTATGATTATGCTATTCAAAACACTACCTCTGAAACATTTGGATCTGGAGTTTTAACTAAGTTACTTCCATTAGCTAATCCTATTGAAAGAGGTAACTCATTATCAACTGACATCCTGCGTATTAAAACTTGGTTAGAATATGCAGCCAAGGTAGATAGCAACATTCTGTTAAGTCCATACAAGAAGATGAAGATGAAACAAGATATGTCTACGCATATTAATGCAATGACTGGTGCGCCATCTGGATCTGACCCAGCATTAAAGCCAGTAGTCAAGGGGATATTGGACTTTGGCAGAACTGCAATGAGTGCACCTCAATGGCATAAGTCACAAGCGATGCAAAGTTTATTACCTGCATTTATAAGCATGGGACTCAAGGCTACCGCAAACAAGTTAATCATGGGAGTTAATAAATACTCTGACCCATTAGGAATTGGTGACGGATGGGTTGATAATCAAGCAGAGAAACGATTCTTCTCTATGGGTCCTGATGCATGGGTGCAAACTGCTAAAGTGGTAGGGAGCATGGCAATGCAAACTACATTGCTTGGACTTATATCTAACATGATGAGTCAGTATATTGATAACAGGCGATTTTTAAACAAGGCTGACTCTCCAACAGACTGGTATGATTTTGCAACTATTTTTGGATGGAATCATAGTAAGTTTGCAAATGTAAAGCCAGCGCCGGGCGTATGGACTGGCATGATTCCGTTTACTAAAGAATATGGTGGTGTTAGATTATTTAATAGCATTGCGTATGATTTACCTCAGTCATCTACATTCTTTAATAGATCTTTAGTTGCACCATTTCAACGGACTGCTAACGCAAGTAATACGCAAGATGCATTGAAAATTTACTTTGACGAAGTAGCCAAGGCTTTGTTTTGGTCTAGATTGACATCGCTTGTATCTACAGTTAAGACAGCAGCTACAGGTAAGACATACTTGAAATCTGCAGCAATGCAGCAGAGTAAAGGATATGACGTCTTGAGAGAAGGTCGCATCAAAGTACCATTTGGTCCGACTACTTTAATGGATGCTGCTTATAGAACAACGTTAGGTGAACACGCTTCTGAGTTAGCACTCACAATGACTAACGTGCAGTATCAATCACTGCTTAACGACATTGCTCTTTACGACGCTGACACTAAGGGCAAGGGAGATACTGAATTATCTGATGCCATGAAGTGGTCTTTGTATTTAAAAATATTAGGAGTCAATTCACGGTATAGCAATTTTGCAGTAAAAGACATTATTAAAAATAAGAGAATTGATGGGTTGTTCTACGGAATCAAGGAACAACAACAATATCCAAATGCAGCTGACGTTGTTAACCGATTTGGTGTTAAGTCTTTATTGCAAGGAATTCCTGATAGCGCTCCCGATAACCCCATTAGTGTTATGTATGGATATCCATCGCGAACTACGGCTGCCATGTCTAAGATTGATAAAAAGGCATATGCAGAATCAGTAGCTAAGAATATACAGAAAAAGGTGCCTATGCCACCGCTACTTGGTGAATCAGAAGAAGATGCTGGCGAAGAGACACGGCGCCAAGCAGATGAATTGCTTGAAAAAATGGAAGAGAGAGCACTAAGACGAAGAAGCAGAGGAGGTGGTTCGTATGAGTAATAAGGAATTATTTATTTCCATAGCTGAAAAATACATCGGCGTATCTGAACAGCCAGTGGGAAGCAACAGGGGAGTACTCATTGATAGATGGAATACAAATGTACACGCACCGTTAGGTAGTTTTTGGTGTGCGTCTTTTGTTAGTGGTGTTGCGATGGAATGGGAAGATAAAAGTGGGGATGTTTGGCCATTATGTTTCAGCGCAGACTGCGATGTCTGGTTGTCATTGGCTAGGAAGAACAACTGTTTGTCTCAGCAAGGTAGTCCGGGAGACTTAGTGTTACTGGTGAATGGCGACGATGCGTATCACATTGGTATCGTAACAAAGTATTCAGAATCGGGATTGCTTGTTTCAGTTGAGGGGAATAGTAACAACGACGGAAGTCGTAATGGATATATGGTTGCCGAACGTCAAAATGTACGTGCTGGCAGGAATGCCAAGAATATTTACTTTATCAATCCGTGGCACCTCATTGTGCAGGAACAAGATTGGAAGATTGTTCTTGGGGATAAACATATCATTGCCGTAAACGAACATGGCAAAACATACGCTCCAGTGCGTGAAATGGTTAAGCTTGTTCTAGGAGATGATAGTTCTTTAACTTGGAATGATGGACCTGAACTAAATGGGTCACCGCTTGGTATTCAGTGTGTACTCCGTGAGAATAAGTCCTACTGTGGTGTAAGAGATATCTCACGGAGTTTAGGATATGACTGCGTGGTAAACAGCGATCAGAAGAAAGTTTATCTAAAGAAAAAATCCACCTGATTGAAACTCTGTAAACTTTGCGTACCGGGGTTCAAACTGTAGCAATGAGACCCCTGTCTTTCCATTTCTATTTTTGGCTGTTATAACCTCTGCTTTGTCAGCCTCTTGTTCTTCATCACCAGATTGCTTTTGCTCATAATAACCAGCCCTGTAAATAAACTGTATGACGTCCGCATCTGATTCAATATCTCCTGACTCCCTTAGATCTGACATCATCGGGCGCTTGTCCTGTCGCTGCTCTACTGCCCTAGACAGGCTCGATAGTGCAATGACGGGACACTTGTATTCACGGGCAATATCTTTTAGCCCTCGACTGATCACGCCAATATCACGTGTGCGATTCTCTGACTTATATGACGCTGGCATGGCAATCATCTGTAAGTAATCAACAACCACCAAGCCAACATGAAAAGATTTTTGTGCGTCCCTGATGGCATCTCTGATTCCTCCAAGGGTGACAGTCTTATCTGCGATAATCCTAACATGAAGTGTCCTAGCCTCCTGAGCTACACCTTGTAGCTTATCCTTCTGATAGTTATTCAGTTTCTTTGTCTGTATAACTTGACTATCCACTTCACTGTAGATTGAGAGCATACGTGCAGTTACCATGTCCTTTGACATTTCCGCGCTGATGATTAGTACTCCTGTCTTTTGTTCTAGCGTCCGCATGAATCGTGCTGCGTTCCATGCATACTGCAACCCCAAACTTGATTTACCCATAGATGGACGACCACCTAAAATAATCAATTCTCCGTTCCGCCAGCCTCCTGTAATCAAATCTATTTCATTGTAACCAGAATGTACAGAAAAGTCTGTTTTGTCAACGTCTCTTTCTAATGCTTCAGTTGTTGTGTCCCACATTAATTTAGATAAATCTTCAGATGTGTTTCCGGAATTGGTATACGAAACAGATTTATTTAAATCAGCGATGATCGAATCAACATCATCATCTCCAAGCGAGGCCTTCTTGCTTGCTAACTCTGATGAGAATATTATTTCTCTCCGTCGATGATACTCGACTACTAACTTGACATAACTCTCGTAGTTAGATGTACTTGGTAGTAACTCCGCACACTGCATGATGTAGCCAAGTCCACCACAAGCCTCTAGCGCATTATGCTTTGTTAGTTCTTCATTTACCGTGACGATATCAATGTCTTGACCAGCTGCATCGATTGCAACATATGCATCCCATATGAGGCTGTGTGAGACCCTGTAGAACATACCTTTGTTGATGTGCGAAAGACTCTTGAATAACTTCTTTCCACCAAGAAGAACAGATGCTATAAGTGATTGCTCACTCATAACATCTGAAGGTATTTCAATGTTGAAGCCAATGCTTCTAAGATTTTGTTCTTTGCTCATTCATGTATTCCGTTAGCCTAACGATGTGTACTTCATTAATTACTTCTTGTAGCGATTGCCCTTTGATAGGTGGTTCTACTCTCCATGCTTGATAGCCTCCAGTCTTTCTTAGAACGAGTCTAACTGTAGGATGCAGCTTGTCAGCAGGTACCCCTAACCTCAACCCCTCACCGATGTCATACGTAACAATATGTGGTTGAGCATCACCAAACTTCTCAATGGCCACGCTGAGCAACACTTCTGATGGAGTAGGACGAAACTTACTACGTGTAAGAAGCCGTAGTGCTCCACCTTTAATGTCTTCATCGTTGAGACCATTGATTGCTACTCTGTATACAGTCTCACTTGTATCGTTCCATGTAATAGAACTAGGTAGTTGCGAAAGAATCGCCAGTAATTTATCCGTTGCTGTCATTGAACCAGTCCTCTATCTTTACGCCTGTCTTAGGCTTACCATACGTTGATGCCGCGTGTGTTTCCCAATGCTTCCACAAAGAGCGAACCGTGATCATCTCTTGGTTTGTCCACTTACCCTTGAGTGTGTTCACGCGCTCAATGACGCTGTCTTCTGTTACACCAGCCTTGTGCATCTGCCAGATTATTAACCGAACATCTTTCCATTCCTTGTCGGTAATTGCTGACTCAGACACTATCCCCCACCGCGCAAGTTTAAATGCTTTGTATAACAAGAACGCTGGATCATCTTCCTTTACGAGTTCCTTCTTCTCTTGCTTGACTGAACTAACCTTTGTTTCAGGATCATGATCAATTGAATCTGGAAATAACTTATAGCCATTACTTGTTGTTCTCCCATTGGAAGAAGTTCTAGAATTGACTTCCAATAATCGTTTATCGTTAATCTTCATCCCAGTCAGATAATGCAATGCATTTCTAACAGTTGCTTCTGAAAGCCCGGTGCATTCAGTAAGTCTCTTGATGCTAGGCCAACAATAACCATCATTGTCTACATGCATTACGATAACCATAAAAACGACAAACCCTGATGGAGTAAAGTTAGTTATATGGTCTACAAGTAATCTATCTATCTGTACAAACCCAGATGCTTTTTCACCGGATAAGCCAAATGACTTTCCGTTGAACACTGTTATCATTGTTATTTCCTATATGGGCATGACGCACATACGTCTTCTTTTTTATTTGATGCTGACTTAGTTAATATCTCGCTTGCCTCATCGGCTGTCATTCCGTCGGGGACTTTAACAGTCACTCTTTTCTGTGGTTCTACATCACCAGTCAGGACTGCAACTATATCACTGGCAGACATTTGTTGTGAGTAAGCAGATAGTAATATTTCTTTTTGTTGATCAACAGGAAGCTTAGCAACTACACGGTGGTGTGACCAGCTAAGTCCTGATACGCGATTGTGATGAGGTATTGATCCACTTACCCATGCCCAGTTGGCTAATGACTGGTATGCGTATCCAGTGGCATCCATTGCTTGAGAATACTTCTCACCATATTGTGTTTGCCCATAATTTAATGCGTCACCAATGCCAAATTGAAATGCAGTCTCAAGTCTTTGCAGTGTTTGCATTAACTTGTACCAATCATCAAATTCTAAATCTTTAAGGAATGTAATACCTACATCTGAAACTAAAATCGAACTAGGTAAGTTTCCAATCCGTACAATCTCTTCGTTCATATAATTCTTTCTATGCCACAAAAGGCCACGAGGTATTAACTCGTGGCCTTCTATGTTTGGTTGTTGTTGACTCCGTTTGAATATAGTTACGGAGCAATCAATCTTACTCTTCTACCTCAGTTGCTGTCAATGTTTTGATACTGAAGTTTTCAGAAGCCTCTGTCATACTAAACAACTCTGGATACTCTTCAACCAGTGTGAGTTGTACTTCTTTTGGTATCTTGCTTTTGTATACTTTATGCTCAACCTTTATGGCGTCAAGCGACAACGGGATGACCTGTGCTGCTTTCTCTTCATTAAGTATAGAAAACGCAGGAGCTGATGTGCGAAATGCTACTTGACCCCATGGGCACTTCCATGTTTTAGATTTACCAGTTAGTTGCTGCTTGGCAAAGTCTGCAATCTGTACGCCATAACGTGCCTGTAACCACAACACTTTGCGTTCCTTGTCCTTAACCATGGACTTGTAACGCTCCACTACTGATTGCATAGCCAGTTGTTCTGCCTTTAATTCAGTCTCGTATTTTAGTAAACGCTGTAAAGCTAAAAGAACGTCATCTTCTGTTTTAAGTTCCTCACCTAACCAGCCGTCAACTGGACCGGCATATTCGCCGGTCTCAATCTCGTAAATGCTGTCTCCGATAATGTCAAACTTAGTCAGATCTAAAAATTTAGTTGTATCCATTTATTCCTCCTCTGTCAAAAACACCGACTCTGCTTCTTCCGGTGTGTTGAATCCAAGCAATACTTCATTCACTAACTTGAGATTTTCATCGCTAGTGTCATTATGTCCTGCCAATTTAAAGAACACGCGCTTCATATCGGATGACGTAATACCTAGTCCCCATATGCGCTTACATTCAAATGCAAATTGTTTACCCGGCGTAAGTTTTACTTTGCCAAGTTGAGGTGCATCAACAATACGCATCTCACCCGCTGGTGTAATAGGTTCTTCCAACTCCTGAGCAAACAATGTGCCATACCCACACAAGGCTAGTGCTCGCCCAATGGCGCCCGTTTCTGCCTTCTCGCGGTAATCAGCAAAGTGCTTCTCATGCTCTGTCTTATGAGCTTTAGCAATAAGCCTTCCAGTGTCATCTAAGATTTCTGCAGCAAATGTAGTGTAGTCAGCACCCGAAAGATCGGGTACTGCATACGTCATGATTGTCCAGTCTGGATGTTCCTCACGGAACCACGCAATACGTGGAGCAACAGGCAAGTACTGCTTGCCTTTTAAGTTGATGAAGTGATCTCTAGGATTAAACATTATCGTGTTCTTTGTTTGCTTTCCGTCCATGCTTACTTAGTAGTAATGAAACACTTGGACTATATACTTTTCCATTTACGTTGTAGCTTGTTGCCATCTTAGATAGAACTAACAATGTATATGCAACAATAACGTAATCGCCAACAGCTAACTTATCAATGCATTCCTCACCTACGTGTTTATAAATTGAAGTCATCAATTCAAATGGGTCTAAATCTGCAAATGGATTACCATTCTTATCAGTTATTGGAGACTTAGCTTCTTTGTCTACAGCAATATGCCATAGCATTGCGGCATCAGGATACATAACATCAGGACAAGTAAGTACAGATGCTTTTGTGTTGACTATGTTAGTTGATTTAATTAGGATAGGTTCACCATCAAGAATAATCGCTGGTGATACGTGCGCCAAGATATGAATTGAGATAGGTTTAATGTCGTAATCTTTAGGATTATCAAAGTTCTTCTCGACATCTTTTTCTGCATCCCAAACAGAAGTCCAACAACAAACTAATGACCAGCCTTCTTTGTTTACATGGGCTATTGCTCCATCTTTCTCTGCAACATATACATAGTGAAATGGATCATACGTTACGTCGCATCCATGATTGGTTTCACTAAATGGAAACACATCATAATTCATAATTTACATTCTCTTTCAAACTTTAGTTCGACTTTTCTCATTGCGTTTATTACGTCATCTACATTCCTACAGATGACTGTCATGTTTTCATTTGCTATTAATTGTTGTGCTTCTCTTACAGACCCTTTCTCTGTTTTTAATTCAAGGCCAACACCGATTGGTATTGGCCAGTCTTTACAATGTACGTATAAATCAGGTGCGCCAACGGTATTACCTTGCCATCCAGTAGCGTATTGAAATGTGCCACATGAACGACATCTTGTTTTGCCTCTTGATTTACCTACCTCAATAATTGTGTATCCACATGCTCGTAACATCATGCAGACTTGACTTTGAAATACTGCTTCGTCGTTTTTCCTTCTCATATTCTAATGATATACGCATAGTAGAAATAGCTTGCTACTAATAAGATGATAAATAAACAACCCATGCCACCTTGTATGGCACTTATGAAATCAGGATCTTCTTCCATGTATGTATTCCCAAACTTGTTTTACATATTTAGTTGATGATGTTCCATCTGGGAAGACAGAGAGCTTATCTATCTCTAATGCCATGCGAGCGGATAATGGAGTTGGTGATCTTAATATGTGTTGCAATACCTGTGGATACATCAACGTCAATGTAAGTTGATGATTTACGACATTGGTCATGTCGTTCCATTTATGTATTGAAAACCATTCATATTCATCAGTTGATATTTTTACTGATGAGTTAAACAATACCTCCTTACGTTCTGAATTAGTTATGATCGACTTACATAGAAGCCTTGCTTTCCATCCACCATTTAGTAAATCAATAACGTGTTTACGACTCCATGTTGACCACCCATTAGGTGACATCAATGCATGAACTGTAACTACACCATCGAGATTATAATCACAAGAGTATTGACACCATAGTTGATAGATAATCTTTGCAGTGAACTGATTGCTAATATGGACCCTCCCTAAAGGAGAGTCCACGTAGTAGCAAACAGGGTGATAAGCACTCCGTCTTCTTGTTGGCATTAGAACTTAGGAGGACTAGAGGTCTTGTGCCTAGCCATACAGTGACCGCACTTCCATGGCGGAGTCCAGTCACCTTTGAGGAACCAATCAACAACGTCTACAACGTACGGTTTTTCATATTCCGACCAGTTGTATTTTGTTTCTGATTGTGGTGTTCTCCAAAGAAGCGATGGTTTATCTGCTTCAACTTTGCTTACATATAGTTCGTCCATTGTTTTTAAATTTTCAAAATGATTTGTCTTCCCTTCTTGTGTGTTCGGCATTTTAAATGATGTGATTTTTAATTTCCATTTAGGCCACGTGAGTGTAATGATTCCACTTGGTGATATTAATGGTTCTATTTGTTTCCACCCCTCTTTGAGTTGTGGGTCGGCATCTGACTGCATCTCATTCATTAACGAAACTAATTCTTCTAACATAATTTCCTTTCAAGATATTGATTTGTAATACATTAGTATATCAGTCACACATGCATTCTTCTTCCCAACCCTTGCAACACTCGCATGGTGTGTAACCCATTGCTTCTTTGTCTTCATCAGTCAACTCTTCATTTACTCGTTGCACTTCGTCAAAGTAACCGTCTTGTCTGGACATAGTGCCAGCAAAGCACATGCCGGGTTCTGAGTAGTGCATTGCAAAGTTAAGCTTGGGATACTTTGCACTCATAGTAATGAACCACTCACGTGGTGGACTCCATGCTGTGTCGAACGAATATCGTAACTCGTTGTCGTTACCAATGCTTTCTAGTATGCAGCCATAGCATGCATTCCATTTAGTCCCCCAGTTAGATAAAGACCATGTGTACCAGTTGTTGCCATCTTCTTCATCTGGCATGGGTACTGACCCATTGAAATCTACTTGGTAAAGACCATGTTTATCTACAGTTGTGTTTTCTGTTTGCCATTTTGTTACATCGTCGATGTTGTCACCAGAAACAATAAATGTGTTAACGCACCAATTAGGCATTGTGTTACTCCTTATCCGTAAACTAACTCACCAAAGCATAGTTCTTGCACTATGCAGTCAATGATGTCGTAATCAATATTTTGTGGCTCTACAAACGTCCGGTCGCCAATTGACCAGCTCTTGCGTAGATGTTCCAACAGATTCAGATCTGATATGAGATGTGTTTCACACTCATCATCAATGATCTCTATTACCCAGTTTGTATCTGTATGTTCAACGGTGCGTACATTCTTGACCCAATCGTTGTATTGGATCATGTCCATCATCATCTCGTACCACCACTCCGTGTTGATGGATTGAATAGTAAACTTCATGTGTTCAGGTGTGTAATCATTTTGCATCTCGTTCTATCTCCTTTATTGCTTGTGTAAGTCGATCCCAATTTGTGCCAACGTGGGCATCAAATGTGTCGTGTAATACCTCGACTACACCTACCCATTTATCCCAGTTTTCTGCTGCAGCCTGTGCAAGTTCGTCTCCAGTCGGATATCCACCATTATTAAGTTGCAATGCAAAGTCATATGGCCCCCATACTTCAATGTAAAACTGCGGGTATTTCTCCCGCAGCCATCGCAACTCGTTCTCAAAATTCTCTTGATCTTGATCAATTTCTTCTACTGTCAATGTGTTACCCATCCTTCTGGTTCTGTAAGTTTGCATGCATAAGCAAGATCATGCCCACTAAATATGTCATTCCACTCACTAAAGTCACTGTCGTGAACAAAATCCCATAGTGACTCGTTGAATTCTTCTACTGTCTCAGCATCGTATGCGTCTTGTATAGCTTTGCAAAACACATCGATTTCATCGGAATCAACGCGGCATTTGCATCTGTCGCATTCTTCCTGAATGAATTGCTTAACGCCTTCGTCTGTATATCTGACTCTTATGTCAGCAAAGATACGTTGAGCAACATTGTAAGCAAAGTACACACCGTTAGCTGGCGAGTGACACTCTCCATCCTTTGTATAGTGACCTTGTCCATCCCAGTGATCAGATGACCATTCGTCTTCTTCGCATATTGAATAAAACATGTTTATTTACCTTGTGTTTAATTAAACCCACAGCGCAGCTGAACCGTGGGCACGGATGACGATATCGCTATCGCCATCACAGCGTAGAGATGCAGGACAAGTATCGCATGTAGTATGCATTTTCAGCATATTCCGCATTACTCGCATCTCGTTAATGAATGGATCGCTTGGGCATTGTTTGGCGCCACGGGCATAAGCAGTGTGGCGCTTGTCAATATATCCATCGTGTGGACGAACTAGAAACGTACCCCAGCCAGCCTGTTTGGCTTCCCATCGATCAATGTATGAGTCACATGATGCTTGAAGTACACCACGGAACGGCTTGGCTATTGGCATACGCCATTGATGTGTATAGCCAGTATGACCAAGCTCATAGCGTAGCATGTCACCCCAGATTGGGAATGGTACAGCAACTGGGTCACCGTATGTACCCATGCGTAGTTTCTTGCCAGCAACTACCTGAATAGTAGCGGCAACAGTGCTAGACACAATAGGTATGTTGCCCTTTTGAAATGACTCCCAGACAGCTGCTGTACCCTTGCCGATGTTGACGTAGCAAGTACGTACATCCTTGACCTTGGCTGTACGTGTGTGGCGCTTGCGTCGCTTGCGGTGTGTGCAGTTACCACAGATACAACCATCGAGTAGCTGGTCGATTGCAACTTGTGGATGTACATCACGCATGATGATGTATGACTGAATCATGTCACCAGTCTTGATGTTCCAGTCCTCATTATTGGTCTGGCAGTTAGACATGACACATATGATGCGAGACCGTCTGTCTAGTTGGCTAACGCCATCGTAGATACAGTATGAGTTGTACTTGGGCTTCATGTGTTTGCCATTGTGTACATTGGTGAAAAGGGCTGGATTTGCATCCAGCCCGAACTTAGCGAGATATTGTTGTGCTGTCATTAGTTTCTTTCTTTATCTTTGTTTTCTGCTATGTGGTCTAAGTAGTTTGTTATTGCGCCTTCTTCTGTCCAATTGGCATCATATGTCTCATCTTCTGCTCGTAATGTCTTCATTACCTCCTTCCAATTCACATCACGTAGCTCATTATTGAAAACGTCAGTGATGTAAGTATTTGCAACATCATGCATCAGTTCGCCGTACATTTCCTCAAAATAATTTTGAAGATGTGTTTCATCAAGATCTTTGCGTGTGCTTGCTGGCTCATCGTAATACCAGTGCTCTACATTTTCTTGGTGATGCAGATAAAACAACCATGTCGCGTAATTAGTCCAGCCGTTGTATGTACTCATTTGTTTTGTCTTTCTGTCTCGTCGTTGATTACTTTTAATTCTGTATATGTGTTGTTCAGACACTTTGTATTTAGTAGCAAGTGCAACTACACTTACACCATTGTTTGCTTGATGACGTATTGATTCTGTTTGTTCAGGCGTCAGTTTCTTGAGTGGCATTATTCGTAATGTGATCTTTCTGTTACTTGATTCTCGCCGGGAAACTTCTCGATGATTACGTTGTATGAACTTGGTCCATCATAACCATAGTCATCAATGTCTTCACCCCGTGCGTCAGCCCTTTCTATCTGACGCAAGCAATGTTCTCCGTCTGCTATTTTTGCTTCATAATTTAACTGTGAACATCTCTCTTGCAGTTTTGTTCGTAGACTCTCTGCTGCTTCACGATTACTACATCGTACATATTCTCTGAGTATGTACAGGTTGCCCCACCAACCTCCTTCCTCTGGGCCACCATAATACGGCTCAATGCTATACATGGAAACAATGCACTCTTCAGCTTCTTGTGCATCGCTCATTATTTCTTCCCATGCTTGCAGAAGTATGTTCTCACTCATTAGGTTTTTCTCCAAAATATTTAAATAAAATCACTCCACCAGTAATGATTAACCCTATTGAAAGAGTTATTAGTACAGTTTGTTTGTTGTGAATTAGTACACCTATTAATCCACTTGTACCGATTGCAACAGTAGAGAATATTGTCATTACGATAAATGCAATAACAGGTACTAAACAACACCCACATCCCATTAACACTGGGCTTGCAATGATTAATCCAGCACCTTCGACAGCTTTCATTATTGTTTTAACTCCATAAATTCACACACTGCTAGAGCTTGTTTCTTAGACTCAACAGTTATAGGTGCAAGCACTTCAGCGTAACCTATGACTGCATGACGTTGACTCCACATAGAGCAGTCAGTATCGTTGACGTGCCACTCTACACCTTGACGTAGTCTCTTACATCCGATTTCTGTAGCAAGTCTGCGCCTAATTTTGATAAGGCATGGCTCACCATAATGCGGTTCGATATACATACAAACGAAATCGTTCGGGGTGTTATCCCCGAACGTATTCCAGAATGTGTACTTGATAGGTCTAAATTCAAAACTCATTTTGTTACCTTTATTGTTATTGTTGCTGTCTGTGCTGTGTCATCCCATTGAATGACATCATCAGGGCATTCGAGGCAGTACTTAGCAGTTGCCTTGTCTGTTACCCATGCTTCCATGACACCCAAGAAATACTTCTTGTCTTTCTTGGAGCAGTTACTCATGCGGTAAAAGTGACGTGCCCAGCGTAACATGCCGGGTGCATTAAACATCTCTACGCTTACCAAACAGATAACTCGTTCCATAATTAAATTCCTCTAAGTGTGTTTGCTTCTTGTTTCATCAAGTCTTGTACTATCTCAATCAATAAATCGCTTGGCCCATCAGCCTCAACAAGTAGATCAATGCTTGCTTCTTGTACTGCTTTAGATATTTCTTGTGGTGTGTAATCATAGTCAAGGTCAAAGTATTCCCAAAGACTAAAGTCAGGTAGATCAGTGCTATCAAATCCAATAGTCTTTGTGAGCAGCTCATCTACGAGTTTACGAAACGCTGGTTCTGTGTATTTCATTGTGTTGCCTATTTATTGTGTAGTTGTGCGTTGTTAGTGAGACGCACCCCTCACATCTAACTAGTCCTTATAGGATAGACGAGTGTGGTTAGTCACAACCGCTTTAGACACCTGCTTCTCAAAGTCTGGCATTGCAGTTGCAACATACTTCCAGAAGTCAAAAGCTATAGTTGGCAACTTTACATCTATAATGATGCGCTCCAGTGTCTGAATCGCCTCATCAATCTGCTCTTCAAGAGTCTCGCTGTTAAGCTGAACCTTGATGACCTTGCTCATAAATGACGATGTTTCACGGCTATCCTTGTCAGGACGCAATGTCATAGTTAGTTCAATTTGAACAAGAGGAATAGGATGAAGAGTCTTCTCTTCACCATTAGCTACGTCCATACGCAGCTTGTACTCCATTGATATGTAATGCCCGTTGAGTTCAACGGTATCTGTATGTGATGTGGTGTGGTATCCAGCATACGAAAGCAATGTACCGTCTGCTACTTTTGCAGGAACAGCGAGAAGAGTTTCGCGGAAATACTTTGTGTACAATTCGATAGACATAATGTGTTTCTTTTCTATGCGTTGTTAGTGAGACGCACCCCTCACACAAACATTAGATAGCGAGCTTAGTTGTGTAAAACTCGATTAAGTTATGGTTAGCAGTCATGTAATTAACAATCATTTCGCAATCAACTTGCTCAAGATTAATTAAAACATCAGCTAAGTCAATCAATGTATATGTCAATTCATTACCTCGATCAACAAAGATTTCCCACATGTGATCGTAATGATCCTTTGTAATCAATTTCTCTTTAAGGAGCGCTTCAATAACTAAGCTTCCGTAAAGTACTTCGTATTTAAATCTCATTTAAAACACTTTCCTTCTACTGGTAATTGGTTTATCAGTCACTATGTTCATATAAACGATCGCGTATGGCTTAAACTCATATGTATGCTCTAAGCATCGCGAGATCCGTATATGCATAATTGTTGGATCACAGTAAACATGAAGTCCAGCAATTTTTTGTGCAGCCGATGCATTTGTATAAACATCAGGGAGGCCAATTGCTTGGCCTTGAAAGTTATGCTGTTGATTGTGGTAGGTATACCTAGCCATTTGTAGTATCTACTTCCTCCCATCCTGCTGGTGTAGGTCGTGGCATCGGTGTGATTGCCGACATCCACTTATTGAATGACTCTTTCTCAAACATGTTTGGCTCCTCGCCAAGCCAGTCATTGAATCCTTGTGCATTGCGTGTGTCATGTGGTACATGACCATTTGCAAACTTGAGCAACTCACACAGATTAGCTTGTGCTATGTGATCGAGTTTGTCTTCAAAGCCGGGTTTAAGCATAATCATCGCGGCAAGACCACCACCGGGGTGGATATGTAAGTAAGCGAATCGCAGGATGATAGTCCTGTAATGTGTAAGATCTGTCATTGTGTTTTTCTTTCTAACTCTGTAAGTTTAGCTACAATTTCATCCAATTGACGTTTGATGGTATTGACATAAAAATCCCATAAGATATTGATGTCATCTTCATCGGTACCATCTTCTTTAACTGGCTCTTCCCACGTTGTGCCAAGCATAAGGCTAAGACATCTTTGTTCACGAACCCAGTTATAGTAACGATGTTTCTTTTGTTCGTCAGTCATTGTGTTTCTCTTTCATGCGTTGTTGGTGAGACGCATCCCTCACGTCTAACTATGGGATGACTACGATGCCGTGTACTTCTGCAACTTTGAGTTGATAGACGGTGGCAACAAAGTCATTAACCCATTCTTTAAGATCAAGGTAGTTGTATGTCATGTCAGTATCAGTACTTGAATACTCGACATTGACATCATTGAGATAACCGCTTGTGGTTAAAGTCCACTTGTTGTCATGTATCTGAATGTAGATTGTGTACACAGCAGAAGTCATGCGTTCATAATGCATATGTAATCTGACTTCAAGTACGCCATTGATAGTCGATCGATGCTTTGACCTACCATTCTCTGAGTTATGGAACTCAACGCCCGTGATGAGGGCGTCAGCTATCTCGTAGGCCTTGATTACGTTACGTGCCAACTCATGGGCACTGATGATTTGTTTATTCTTTGTTGTCATCTATTTTGCCTTGTGCGATTTCGATTGAATTAAAAAACCATCCTAATAGAAATAGGATGGATAGTATTACGATGCAGAAACATCCGATGATTATCATTTATTTTTCCTTCTTGTTCTTTTGTGTGCGAGCATTCTAACTTCACCGGTGCCTTGATCTCCGCTACGTTTATATGAGTCAAAGGCAGGATGAATAGGTTCTCCTGTAGGGAGAAGGTCTATTGGCAGTTCATCAAGGATGCCACCTTTCCATTTACCATTGGACATGATGGTTACTCGTGGGTATCTGACCATGACTCTACGGTCTTGTGGTCTTGCCCATTGATTGTTGGGCGCTTCCAATGATGTGATTATTCCTATGACATCTGGGCGTCGTACGTTGCGTACGTTCTGTCCTACTCTCAGCTCCATGTATTACCTAGCTCCCATTGTCCATGGACAATATATAGTTAAATTAATTATCATTCAATGTAATGAGGGTTACTAAATTTAGACCCTCCCGGTTACTATTTTTGGGAGGGTACTAATTTTTAGACCCTCCCCCTTACTTGATGCTACGTTGTGATATGCGTGTCATCACGTGTGCAGCTGACTGGATAATCAGCAGTTCACTTGGTGTGATGTTCATGTTGTCAATGACGAGTTTGTACATCTTGACAATGTTGCCTTGTGCCATGTTCCAGACCCATGTTGCGGATTTGACACCGGCCATTGCAGAGATCTGATCGTTGGTGTAGTGGACGTGCATGAACTGCATTGCTTCCATCGCAATGGGGTCGAGTGTTTCCTTGCGGAGAACACTCTTGTCGATGATGCCTTGGCGTACGAGTGTACGGAGCTGTGCTTCCGTATAGTTCTTGGTGTCGATTGTTACTTTCATTTCTTTATCCTTACTAGGTATTCGGCGAGTGTCATATCTACGATTACGGTTGATGATTCGTAATAGCGGATGTTGTGTCCATCATTGACAGATTCCAACGGGCATCCACTTATGTATGCGGTGTTCTGTGTTGCATCCATATATTCTTTGAGTACGCTTTGTGCCACAAAGAAGTCTTTGCACATGATCACGTGTGCAATGTTGTGATGGTCCATATGTACTACATATGTGCCTTCTTCGTATTCGTCGTTCTCTTCATCGTAGTGTCCGCCCTCAGTGAAGAGGGCGTATGCTATCGGGGTTGTTTTGAGATGAGGTTGTTGGCTTATTGTGTAGACTTTTGGTTCTACATCAAGGGTGCAGAAATCGGAGGGGATTATCATAGTGCTTGCAGTGTCCTAAGTTGTTTGACGAGATCACCGACGGGGTTTTGCATAGCGTCCAGTGCGGTTTGCCCAATGCTGATAAGGAATGTATCTGGCAGGTCTTTGACGCTATCAAGGTAACGCTCAATATATTTTTCGCGTGATGTTACCGACCACACGTTGATGTCAGTGTCGTATTGCCATGCTGCGTATACGCGCACAGCCATGATTGCTTGTTCTCTTGTCATTTCTTTTTCCTCATACCGTAGAAAGCTTCTACGTCTTTGCGTTTACCGTCCATCATTTCACGCATGATTGCGTCATCCATTTGGCGGATGAGGTCACGCTTGCGAGAGGTCGCAGCAATAACCATAGGGTGGCGTAGATCGCCGTACATTTTGTGTAGTTGGTGTTCTGCATCACGTGCAGTATTAACATCCATTTTAAGTTCGAATGAATTACGCATTTGTTAATGTGCCTCCAGACACGCAAAAAAAGAAAAGCCACCACCCGGAGGTGATGGCCTGTGTATTGATTAGTTGACTTGCGCGATAGCGTCCGCGTTAGCGTCTTCGTCTTGCATTGACGCGATGTGTGATTCAAGTTCCATGATACGCATATTCTGTCCGAGCATTGTAAAGCATGCGCCAATGATGAAGATACATGCACAGAACCACGCTTTGATGAGTGTGCACTCGAATGCAGTGAGGTTGCGGAGCTTAAGAAATTTGAACATTGTTGTTATCCTTGTGTATGCGTATGAAGGTCGCTCACCTGTTGTTCCCCACTAGGGAGATAACTAACCGTGGAATCGAACCACGGGAGGGTGATGTTGCCACCACCCTCACCATTATTAGTCGTTGGAGTAGTCGAGGCCATTGCGGACCTCTTCAGACTTACGTGCATCCCAGTGTTGTGTGATGAACACACGAGCAACACGTTCGTACATCTCGATTTCGAGATTAGTCACGTGCTGGCGACTAAAGTGCAAGAAGCCAATCTCTACCGTGGTAGGGAATGTATGGCCTAGTACTTCAGCTGTCGCGGCAGCCATCAAACACCAGTGACCGTCCCTGTGCTCTAGGGAGTATTTGTAGTCATTAGCATCACGCTTGGCTACATTGGTCTCAAGGTACTGGAATGTACGCATGATGTTGCCTGAAATCTCATCAACATGCACTAGGGAGAGAGCGTGGTCTGGACGCTCCATAATCATAGCGCCAAGCGCAACCATCCAGTAATAGATAGGCTCACACTCTGTAGCACTGATACCTTCAAAGGATGCATCAAACATCTCTTGGCTATCGCTCATGATTGCTTTCGCAGCCGGTGAGTACAAGACTGCACTAGAGAGCATTACTCTCTGTATGTGCGCAATAATGTCGTCGCGATGCTCGTCCAGCTCATGCTGTAAGCGTAACGCATTACCTATTGAACGTGTGTTCAATCCCATTGTCCTAACCTCCATACAAACAAATACTCCCTAGTACTGAACGCACTAGGGAGAAAGTAAGTGATTATAAAAAAACTACCCAGTATTGTGTACTGGGTAGCGACCAACTCACCCGGTGTAGGGTGAGAAGGCCTTCTCGCTCTTTACACGAGTCGCTGTAGCGTTGAAACGCTTTCGAGCGGCTTTTTGCTCATCCGTCAACACCACCACCGTAGACTTGACAGTCTTCAGCGCGGCGATAACTTCAAAGTGTGCTTCAAACTCAGCACGGGTACGACGATTCGTAGCATCTTGTACCACCGGGGAAACGAAGGCGACGAACGCCTCCGCAACCTTCGCCAAACGTTCGCCGTTCGCGTCCGTTTCAGACATATCGAACACTACCGCTACATCTAGTAGGGTATTGAACGCGGACGTAATAACCCGCGATTCTATACCGCAGGTATCCAATACACCCGCGATACCATCGAACGAACCCGCTACACTACCCGCGAAACCTTCGCGCTTGACTGCATCAATAAACATTGTAGACATTGTCTAATACCACCCTTTTGTTTTGTTTTTGTTTTTGTTTTTGTAGTAAAGCGATACGGGGACATATTGCAAAGTATTACCCTGCATCATGTCCCCGTACCGCATACCCGAACCACCGGTTCGAGCCTACACCTATAATAACCCAGAAACCAAATTCAACTTAGTTGTGCTGGGGGTGGGGGGCGGGTACACCGGGTGGCATGGCAACCCCCTACCCTATCCCAGTCAACCTATATGGGACTCAGAAAGCTACAGATCATCTCTGCTCTATATATCTTCTCCCGCCGGAGAAACACTACCACCCCATCAAAATGAGCCTCCCCTCTTTAATGTTCTGTGCTATAATGTATTACACCCAATAAAGGATGGAAGATATGTACTTGATCAAGACTGGTAAAGATAGCGACATTGAAGTGAAGATGTTGGTTGGTGGTAAGTATGAGATTACCCTTGGTGGCAATAAGCATGTCTGCAATAATCTTGCTGATGCGGCCACAATGATATATGTATTACGTAACGATGGCCATAAGGTTCCATCTAGGTTCCTCATTGACTTCCAGCAGACTGCACTGTCTGAGCTTGCAATGGAAAAGGCTCCTGTCGAGTGAACTGGTTTAACCTAATACGGTTTAAAGATGCACCTGATATGTATCGTCCGCAGAAGGCGACTGATGGTGCATCAGGATATGACCTATTTGCCCATATATCGAGCGCTGTGAGGATTGATCCCGGCAAGCGTACAACTATTGCAACTGGGTATGGAGTGCGCCTAGATCAAGGCTGGGAAGCTCAGGTACGTAGCCGTTCTGGACTAGCGCATAAGTATGGCGTATGGGTGCTTAACTCTCCCGGTACCATCGACAGTGACTACACTGGACAGATCTTTGTGATACTTCAGAACTCAAGTGATGAACCATTTTTTGTACAGCCCGGTATGCGTATTGCGCAGCTTGTTATTAATACTGTTCCTGTTGTTGTCCTTGCATTGCCTGTTGATGGCGACTTGTTTGATGATGGGGATAGTGTTCGGGGTGACAAAGGACTAGGGTCCACGGGATTATAATGGCGTATTACAATCAGGGTGATCTGCAACCTGTACATGCAGCTGACGCTTGGAACCTTGACAGGTATCTTTTTACCGCTACGGCTTATATTGCTAGAGCTGGTAAGAAGGACGGTTCCTCATACAACGAAGACGTACTTAAGGCACTATGGTTTTTAGCATACGCATTAACCAAGAACTCAAAGTATGCTGAGACTGTAGTGCATGTATGTAAAGGATTAATGCATGAGCTTAGAGAAGAAGAAACGGGCAATACGTCCACTAAACTTTCCAGCGATGTTAGTATTACGGCTAACACCGGAAATGTTAGCGATGATAGAGAACTATGCCGGGAAACGGAATCGGAGCTGGTTCGTGAGAAGAGCATTAGAACACTATATGGACCATCTAAAGGCTATAGCTGATAAGGCTAAATAGTCACAATCCTACTTAGCTCAGCGGTAGAGCATCCGGCTGTTAACCGGACGGTCGCTGGTTCGATCCCAGCAGTAGGAGTCCCCCATGTATGCAAACGCACTGGGGATAACGCCACTCTCTGGTTCTTACTCTTTCTGCCAGAGGGTGGTATTATATTCTCGCCACCGAGAGGTGAGCTTTGAAAGGCCAGAAACCTCCCTTCTTGCCCGACAAATTTGGACTCTGCAAACAATTAAGACCAGTCAGCCACGCTGGTCTTTTTTGTTGCTATACTCAAATCAGTGTTGATAGTGGAGGACAACAAATGACAGTTATTGACTATTGCGTTGAGACACCTGAGTTAATGTTATGCTTAATGAGTGATCTTCATATCGGTGGACTACATGTTGATTACGCTTTAATAGAAAAAGAACTTGCAACCGCTAAGAAACGCGGAGCTAAGATACTTGTTAACGGTGATATTTTTGACGCTATTATGCCCGGTGATCGTAAAAGATACCGGGCTAATAATTTACATCCACGCATGTATAGCGCTGGTGATGACATGCTTGGTGAAAGCATCAGATGGGCGTACGAAATACTACTGCCCTATAGAGATGACATTATTATGCTTGGTGATGGCAACCACGATGATAGCGTCGCAAGATATCACCACATAGAACCAGTCAAACAACTTGTTGTATTACTTAATGGCACTGATGGCAAGATCCAATACGGTGGATATCACGGGTTTATCCATATTCAGATGCGACCATATAAAGAACATGCTCGTGTAGGGCACTACGTCATTCACTATCATCATGGGGCTGGTGGTGCAGCACCTGTAACTAAGGGCGCCATCACCTTCTCACGGGCTGCTATGTGGATCGAAGGCGCAGATGCTATATGGCGTGGACACACGCATCACAGGCAGGCTGGGCGAGATAACAAGATTATGTTTAATAAGAGCATTGTCAATTTAGAGAACCGTGTGCAAACACGTGATGTGCTTACTCTTAGGACTGGATCTTACTTTGATACATATAAAGGAACAACCAGTGCTGATTTGATCAAGCATGGCAGAAAAGATTCATACGCAGCGTTATGGGATAGCCCTTCACTGCCTAAAGGTGGCCTTATGTTAAACCTTTCAGTTAGCAAGCCTCATGCTACTAGAGGGCATGGAGCTGGTGTCGTTGTAGTGGATACTCTAGAAATTTGAACTTATAATATGAGTACCCGAAAGGGAATTTATTAGAGAAAGCCCTGTACTGGATTAGGCAAGAACCACCCATTTGCGGTGGTTTTTGTTTGTATACTGTGTTCATGACAAGCGCAATTAAAAAAGATCCGACTAAATGGAAGCGTGTTGTTGCTAGTGTAAAAGCTGGTACAAAAGGCGGAGATCCCGGCGAATGGTCAGCGCGTAAAGCACAACTTGCAACACAACAATACAAGGCTTCTGGTGGTTCATACGTAGGACCTAAGAAGGCTGACAACAGTCTGTCTAAATGGACTGAACAGAAGTGGCGTACCAGTGATGGCAAACCAAGCGAAGGTAAGAAGCGCTATCTACCAGATAAGGCGTGGGGATCATTAACTAAAAGCGAAGTAGCTTCTACTAATAGGGCTAAAGCCGCTGGTAATAAAGCAGGTAAACAATTTGTAGCGCAGCCACGTACAGTTGCACAAAAAGCAGCGAGGCACAGATAATGTATGAGTATAACATTAGATTTAAAAGACTTATTGATGGTGATACTTTTGTCTGTGATATTGATCTTGGCTTTGGTATCTGGCTTGTGGATCAGCGCTGCCGTCTTTTTGGAGTGGATACACCAGAGAAAAACACTCCCGAAGGTAAAGCAGCTACAGAAGTAGCAAAAGAATGGTTTATTTCAAGGCAAAATACAGCCGAACAATTCATTATCACGGTACTTCAAAAGTCAGATAAATACGGACGACGATTAGTGTACATAAAGACTGATAGATCTCCATCTGCATTAAACACTGAGATTATGAACACACTAGGCACATACGCCTATACGGGTGGAACAAAACGAAAAATCATTAAGGCTACAGCAGTGGTGACCGAATGATAGCAGGATTCCTCTATGGGGTGATTGCATCGGCAATCCTATACATTG